ATTTGAAATGTTTGCAGTAATCGCAAAGGATGTAATGATTACTGCGAATGGGGCACCATACACCACTGATCCTTATTATGTGTGGCGAGAGAATGATGGATTTGCCCGATGGCCGCACCCATTTCCCCCTACACATTGGCATCCGATGCCTCAATTTGAAGACGAAGAATCATCTGGTGATGTTGATCTCGTAAGTATGATTGTTGAACTTCAAGATAAAGTCACCGAAATTATTAACAACATTAACTGATTATGACTGACTTCTCACAAAAACGATTCGTTGATTTGGGTCAAACACTTTATATTGAGTGGATGAAATCTACAACTGGTATCGGAACTATTTCTGAAGCGGAACGAAAGGAAATGTTCAAGTTTTGTGCTGAACTTGCATTTGAGGCAGCAGAAGAGTTTGCCAAAGTTTTCAATCATCAGGAGGAGAACTGAAATGACCACTGTTCCTGAACAATACAATCAACTTCTTGAAACCATCGCAAAGAAATGGTTTAATGTTGAAACCCTTGAAACCCGTGGAAGTGATGGTTTGGATTTTTATGATGTTTCTGTTTTTTGTATGAAATCAGCACTTGATGAGGCATTTAGGGCAGGTATGGAAATTGCTATTAGGACTACGGTAAAATGAAAAAACTCTGTAAGGATTGTAAGTGGTATCGTAAGGATTGGATTGAGCACATCTTTTTTAGAAACAATGGTTTAGATATGTGTGCCTGTCCAAATACCACTAGTGACCTTGTAACAGGTCGTAAGAAAAGATTTTGTGATATGTTAAGAGCACATTGTTGGCAAGACCTTGATTTTTCTTGTGGACCTGATGGTAGATTTTGGGAACCAAAGTGAGTAGATTCACTGAAAACCCAGACGAAATTGTGCTGGAAGATGTGAAGATGTTTCACCTGGAAAGTATGAATGAACGCACACTATGGATTGGTGTTTATGGTAAGAATGGTAAAATCTACCACTTGAATATTTCTGCGAATGGTGATAAACTAAATTATTACTGGAGTGATGAAACCTGTGAGTAGTATAATATTTCACGAAGGACTGGAAGCAATTTACGATAATTATGTGGGAATTATCAATTTTGTTGGTAGTTCCTATTTAACTTTATGTGTTAAATATTTACCAGAAGAAAAGGTAAGAAATGTCTGCATCGTAATTTATAAAGATGAGTTTAATAAAATTAAACTATTAAAGGAATCAAGTAAATAAATATCTAAAAAATAAGAAAATGTCAAACTACAAAGTTTCCTTTCAAATCACAGAACAAGAGCTTGAGATTCTTCACGACGCACTATACACTTATTCAAGACAACAATTAGATAGTGATACTGGTGCTTATGTCGTAGAAGATGTAGAAAAGTTTTATGATAAAATCAGTGGACTTTATTTGGAAGAATCCATTTATGATCCTGCGATGGAAGCATTTGTAGAGCAATATGGTGTAAATGCTGTTCTTGAAGAACCAGAGAAACTTGATAAGTTTAGAGAGTCATTCAAATGTTAAATATTCTAACAGACGAGAATAGAATTCTTCGCAAAAAAAGCAAGAGAGTTGCGAGTATTGATGACTCCATAAAGAATTTGTGTGTATCATTAATTGATACAATGATTTCTAATAATGGAATTGGATTATCAGCACCTCAATGTGGAATACTTAAACAAATCGTGATTGCTTTGATTGACAATCAACCAAAGGTATTCATCAACCCAGAAATTATTTCAACATCTAATGAAATAGTATCTGGTGAAGAAGGATGTTTATCTATACCAGGAACTTTCATAGAAAAGAAAAGATATAATTCTGTGGTAGTAAAATATAGAAACATTAAAGGTCATCCCTGTGTTGATACTTATGAAGGACTATCTGCTAGAATACTTCAACACGAAATAGATCATCTTCACGGAATACTGATGACGATGTGACAGTTTTTGAACCGTCCACTATATCACCCAACAGCACCTGATGCCTGCTATAATACAGAGGTATTGAGGTACAAGTCTTGAAGAACTTTCTTTTTGGAATGACAGTTGGAATCGTAGTATCAACCATTGGATTTTCAGGAATTGCTCCTATGTTAGATACAGTAGTATCTTCAGTTCAACGTATGACGATTCAAACTGTCAAACCGGAATTGAAATGATTTCTGACTCGATTCTTCAACTTGCAATTAACACTGCTAAATCTTCTCCTTCCAAAAAGAAGATTGGTGCTGTGCTTCTCAAAAAGAATAAGATTATATCCACTGCTACAAATCTTGAAAGAAAAACTCATCCTCTTCAAGCAACACTTGCAGAACGTGTAGGTCTTAAAGAGAAGATTTATCTTCACGCAGAAGTTAATGCTCTGATTAAAGCAAAGGAGAAAGCAGACACGATTGTTGTTGCTAGAGTTGGAGGACACGGTTATTGTGATCTCCGTATCAGCAAGCCTTGTAAAATTTGTCAGGCAGCGTTAGAAATGAATAATATCAAAAAGATCATTTATTCTACTGATGATGGATTTTTGTATCAATATAAAGTATAACTAATATAAATTAGTAGTAGGGAATACATGCAAAAAATGTCCTACGAAGACTTTTTAGAACTACCAGTAAACTATATCACACAGTTTGCTCAAAATATAAGATACAAACGTGAGAATGATATTCCATTCAGTGATGAAGATATTGAACTTCAAGAACATTTTATTCGTTATACTGAAGAATTGAAATTACAAGAAGAAAAGGCAAGACTTGAATACTTTTATAGTCTGGACTCTTATAAAAAGAAATAAATAATAAGAAATAATTATATAAAATGCTACAAGAAGGTAGAAAACGAGACGCAGCAGCAAACGCACTTTTAGGATTAGCATTTGCTGCTTCTGCTGCACAATCTCCAAAAGATTTAGTTCGTTCAGGGCATATTGAAAGTCCTGGAATTCAACTAATGAGTAGAATGATGACTAAGAGAAAGGAAGCAAATAGAAACTTAGATAGTGGAAGAGTATCACACCCAGCAAGGAATCGTAAGATGAAAACATTCAAAGAGTTTGTAGAAGAAACATATCTAATTGAAAAATCAAAAACATTTTCAAGTAGAGAAGAAGGTGAAAAGAATCACGGTGGAACACCAGAAGGATATTATTGGAATAATGCTGGAAGCACAGAAAATCCAAGATGGAGACTTAAACCAAAATCAGGTGGGGCAAAAGAAAGACAAGCAAGATCCGAAAGAATTAAGTCTCTAACATCACAAGAAGAAAGAGATAAAGCAAAACGTAAAGAGACTGCGATTAAAAGAAAAGGATATGAAGCACATCATATTACTCCAACACATCATTCTTCTAAACTAAAATCATCAATGAGTGATGCTGAATGGCAAAAGAGAGTTGAACGTGATAAGAAACTTGGAGTCTATCACGGTCATCAACCAAGAAATTTGATGGCAGCAAAAGGAAAGAACACCCCAGAAGGAAAACCAGGAGTTCCTCATAGAGCAGGAGGAGCACACGAATTTGAAGGTAAAACAAAGGATATTGTTTCTGGACCTAAGAGTAAAGAATCAGCAGTAACTGTGAGAGATTTAATCTCTGCAGCAGTTAGAAAGAAGAGTCGTGAAAGAAGGCAAGCAAAATGAAAACTTTTAAGCAGTTCCTAGAAGAAGCAAAGGCACCAAAACCTGATGCTCTAGAAACGATTCAAAGAAAAACAAAAGGAAGAACACCAGGAATGAAGTATGTTGTTCATACTACAAGTTCTGGTGATATTCGTGTGGATAACATTGAAGTTCCAGAGAATCAAAGAGGCAAAGGAATTGCAAAAAGAACATTTAAAGGACTTCACAAATATGCAGATAAGATTGGTAAAAATGTTTCTTTGACCCCAGTTGCAAAACCAGGGTATAAAGAAAAATTAGATAAAATGTATAGAAATCTAGGTTATCGAGACCGCACACCTTCGGATAAAATTGCTGGTGCAGATTCAATGATTCGTTCCCCCAAGGAGAAAAAATGAAAACATTTCAAGAGTTTATTTACAAATGCTATGAACTTGAAGAAAGTTCAACTGGAGAAAGAAGTGTCTGATGAAGAAGGCACAACTTACACTGATACGACGATGTGTATTCCTGTTTGGTTGTGCCCTTGGTTGCAGGGATTCTTTGGTGAAGTTCCTAATGAAATTTACATTAAAGTTCGTCCAATCAACAAAGGTCTTGAGAGTTTTGTGAAAGCAACTGGTATGAAGGAATTTTTAGATAAATAACTAAAAAGTAAAAAAAATGACAACATACGAATACAATCAATTGCTTAAGTTTCTATACTTTGAAGGATATGTTGATTCTTATGAGGAAGCAGAACAACTCATAGAATCTATGAATGATGATGAGTTTGAATCTTTATGCGAAGAGGTTTTTGAGATTGATGAAGAAACTGAAGAAGAAAAGAGACGCAATGAAAGGAGAGCACGTATTGCCGAACTTCAGGCACAAGGACGTGTAATGACCTCTGCTAAAAGAACTAGTCAAAGAGCAAACCAACGCAAACAAGAGCAAAAGGCGGAGAAACTTGAAAAACTTGCTAATGCTGCCCTAGATTCAACTAGAGGTGCATCTAAACGTTCTTCAAGACCTATGGGTAGTGAAGAACCAAAAGAAAAGTCAAAAGCACCTAAAGCAAACAGAAGACTATCTTCAACGGTTAAGGATGATAGATTATCTTCTAAAGCTGATGAAATTCTTCGTATGATAAGGAGTGAAGAATCAGACCTTTATGACATCATTCTCTCTCATCTTCTTGATGAAGGATATGCCGAAACTCCAGAAGCAGCAGAAGTGATTCTTGAGAATATGAGTGAGGAGTGGGTAGAGGGTATTGTTGAAGAACTTATTAGTGAAGGATGGAAACCTGTAAATCAACAAAAAATAAATCGTCAAATTGAACGTGCTAATAAAAAAGAAGACATTGCTACTTATCAAAGAAAAGATAAGGAAGCAAATAGGCAGTGGGATCGTCAAAGAGCAATGAGATTTGGAAAAAAAATGTCTGAACTTGGAAATCGTTGAGGACACTTTCCAAACCGTCCACTGAGACACCGCAAGGTGCCTTTTTGTGCTAAGAATGCTACTATCAGGATTCTCGATAAACGCCAGTTATCAGGAATCCTGATAAACCACTTCCCAAACCGTCCACTGAGGCACCGCAAGGTGCCTTTTTTGTGCTATGATTACGAAGTAATCAACCAAAGGGAAATGACTAAAGTTCTTGAGTTTTCAGAGTCAAGTGCTGTTGCTAAGATTTTTCTGGATACTGAAAACAGTGAAGTTGGTGTTGCTTTTACCAGCAATCCTGATAGTTTTTATTTCTTTGAGTGTGATGATGTAGAAGACTTTGAGGAGAGTGTGAATGTCGTGATTCAAAATGATGATAGTCTCGGTCGATTCATTTCTCTTGCTCGTAAAGATGGCACTCTGACTTCTGTATAATTGTAAAGAATGTGTGCCACTTGTTCTAGTGGCACACTACACCCCCACTGGGGCACCAGATGCCCTATAATACAGAGACATTCAAGAAAAGCAATGGCAACTCGTTCACGCATTGGTATTGAACTTTCCAATGGTTCTGTTCTTTCTGTTTATCATCATTGGGACGGTTATCCTGACTGGTTGGGTCGTGTTCTTAAAACCCATTACAATACCAAAGAGAAAGTAGAAGAACTCATTGATGGTGGAGATATGTCCTGTTGCTGGACTGAATCCCGTTGGGATAATAGTGCTGATGGAACTTATGGTCCTGAATACTACTCTCAACGTGGTGAAGATTGCCCTCCTCATCTTGACGAGAATGTGATTGAGTATCTCAAGGATGGTGAGGAGTATGCTTATCTGTTTCGTGATGGTGAATGGATCTGCTGGAATCGGCATCAGTTTGAACCTACCGAAATGTATGAAGTAGTTCAAATCCCTTCTGCTCCTTTGTTTGTTTGACAATGACACAAGTAATCTACGGATACCGTGAGATTGAACGTGCTTACAAGATTCTCAAGGATCTTGTAGAACGTGAGAGTAGTCTTCATCTTATGGATATGACTATTCAAACTCAAGATTTGGATAATATCCAGTATGAGATTCTTCCAGCACTGGAAGAAATTGTTTTCTTTGATCCTACCCCCTGAACTATTATGGCACTCTCTAACAAAACCATTCAAAATCTGGCAGTTGCTTTAACTCCGGAAGTAATTGAATACATTTATGCTGATGAACGTTGGATGGATTTTACGATGGAAATGACTTCTGATGCTATCCGTGATAAACTGGGAACGGATGATATATTTTTGATTGCTGAGATTGGACAATGTATCATTGATAACATTATTCTGAAACCAGTTCAATCCAATTAAACAACTGGCACATCCACACTTCACATAGAACCCCAAGTGTTCTATAATAGATACATACAAGTTCTGGGAGGTTTCAATGTTTGTTGACGATCTAATTCTTCAAGAGGACTACAGGGAATTTGCCGAGAATTATCTTGGTGTGGATTATGAGGATTATGTTCAACTTCTTTATGAGGTTGAACGATCTTTCAAGGACAAAGAAACTGAATATCAACTAACGTATCGTTAGTTTTTTATATGGTGTGCCACTTGTTCTAGTGGCACACTAAACCCCCACTGGGGCACCAGATGCCCTATAATACAAGGATACAAGAAAAGAGGAAGTACAATGACTCCGAATTGGATTCATAACTCTGGAAAAAAGAAAAATCCCAGAGGTGTCTCAAAAAATAAAATTAAATCAAGAAAACAAGCACTTTCTCATCTCAAAAACAAGTATCTTCAAAAATGACTACTACTTTTGCTGAATACTCTGCTTCTGCTGAGGCACGTAAGGATGTTGAACTTGCTGTTCTAGGACACACCTATGCCCTCTGCGAGGCACTACGGCAGAATTATATCAATTATTGTATTCGTTCGCATCAACACAACATTAACAAGAATGGTATTAGTGATGCTGAGGAATGCTATCATCTTGCCTGCATTGAAGAACTCAAGAAAGGTATCTGTGATTATGAGTTCTATCCTGAAACAGGTCGCAAGTATCACAAAGTCATTATGAATGCGAATGGTGCTCGTAGCGTAGCATTTTTTGTGGATAAAAAAACTGGTTCCGTATATAAAGCAGCATCGTGGCGTGGTCCTGCGAAAGGAGAAAGGTGCAATCTTCTTATCATCAAAGAAAGAGAGTGGGCACTTGAGTATGCCGATTGGGCAGGATCGTGGTTATATCGTAACTGATAATAACCTTATACCGTGTGCCACTTGTTCTAGTGGCACACTAAAAGAGCACAGACCCCAAAGTGTGGTAGATTAAGAAGGTGGTGAGGGGGGTTTCATCCACCCCGATAACGTCCGAAGGACATCTTGGTAAGTATGCTGTTATCTAACCTCATCACTTTAACTTCATTTAAGAACCAAATGATTCTTGATGTTTTTCATTACACTGCTTCCCGTTGGGATTGGCAGGATGGTAATGTAAATCAAATGTGGATTCAAGAAATCGAAGAATCTCCTGATTGTTACAGTTACGTTGCTGTTGCTTACAATCCTCGTAAGAATGTGAGTATGGTAATGAGTAATCCTAGGGGATACTTTGATACCCTGAACTGGGTTCGTAGTTTCTGTGCTTCCTTCTGTATTCTTCCCGAGCATTGCTGATTATGACTACTAAACGTTGGAAAGTTACTCTTGTTCTTGATATTGAGGAAGGTTCACATCCTCGCAAGTTCATCCCCGAAAGTGTATCAATGGGACTGGAAGGTGATGAAGATTTGGTAGATTATGAGTTTGAGGAAGTATCCTCTGACTTTCAACTTCTCTCCACCTTTGCTGATTGATTATGACTTTCTCTTTCCCCCGTCTGTCTGCTGGCAACTACGAAATCCAGAAGAATGGTGAAACCGTAGGTTTCATTCGCAAATCTAATGCGACCAAATGGGTTGTTATGGATGTATTTGATACTCCTCAACACTTTTCCAAATCTCTTAAAGCAGCAAAAGTTGCTGCCGAAACACTGATTATCTTTGATACACAAGAGAAAGTAGTCGAAGAACCACAACAAGAAGTTGTCAATGAAGAACTCAATGAAAAAGTAGAGGGTTCTTTAACCTTTTGCACTGTAGGTAATCCTTATGGTGTTCCTACTCTTGGGAGTATTATCTTCTAAATCTTAACTTATTCTTAATTTCTTATCCTGATGTGCCAGTCGTAGGACTGTCCACTTAAAGCACGGGTCCGGCAGGGTCCGTGCTATAATTACTTTACACTTGAATTGATTATGTTCACTCTCCTTCCTTATCAACAACGTGCCCTGACTGCTGTTCAAAATCACTCCAAAGGTACTGTCTACATTCCTACTGGTGGTGGTAAGACTGCTGTGATGATGGAGGATGCCCGTCATCGTATTCTTGATGCTCAGCATACGATGACATTTGTTGTCGTTGCTCCTCGTATTCTTCTTGCCAATCAACTCTCTGCAGAGTTTGAAGACTACCTGAAAGGTATGGATATTACTTATATTCATTGCCACAGTGGAGAAACTCATCATCAATCCTCCACCCGTCCTCACATCATCGCAAACTATCACGCAGCAGCAAAAGAAGCAGGAAATCATCGGTTTATTTTTACTACCTACAATTCCATTGGTCGTGTAAATGACTCTGGAATTGACATTGATGTTGTCTATTTTGATGAGGCACATCATTGCACCAAACCCAGCAACTTTGTAGGTGTTGCTCACATCTCCGAGTTCGCAGAAAATGCTTATTTCTTCACCGCAACTCCCAAGTATAAGAACAGTGAAGAATCTATGAATAATACCCGTGTGTACGGTCAGAATCTTATTTCTGTGCCTGCTACGGAACTGCTGGATGCTGGTTCAATCATTCCTCCTCGGGTTCATACTTATAAGTCTGAAACCACTCGCACAAAAGAAAATGCTGCATTTGTAGATGCGGAAAATGTCATCGGTATTCTCAAAGAGATTGATGATAGTATCACTCCCAAAGTGCTTGTTGCTTCTCCCAGCACCAAAGTAATTTGGGGTATGTTCACTGAAAGTGATCTGCTTCAACAACTGAATGATATGGGATTTACCGTATTTCATATCACCAGCAAGCACGGTGGTTACATCAACAAGAAGAAAGTGTCTCGTGAAGTATTCTTCGACAAAATGGCAGAGTGTGGTAATGATCCCATCAAAAAGATGATTGTGTTTCATTACTCTATTCTTTCCGAAGGAATGAACGTACATGGACTTACTCATTGTATTATGCTTCGCAATCTTCCCCTGATTGAAATGGCACAGACCATTGGTCGTGTGATCCGTATGAGTAAGGATGATCGCAAAGCAATTCAAAATGGCACGGTCAAACCCGGTCAATTTGAACTGTATCGCAAACCATTCGGCACCATCACTGTTCCCGTCCAGAACAACTATGGTGATAAGATTGCTCGACAACTTCAAAATGTTGTTGATACGATCTTTGTCAAGGGTCAGGTTCTAGTTACCTGATCTCAAGGTAAGTCTCTTATACTGTGTGCCACTTGTTCTAGTGGCACACTAAAAGAGCACAGACTCCAAAACCTGCTATATTAGAAGAGTAGAGAGAGTATCAGATGCCCACAACTTACATTCCAATTCAATCTAATCTTTCTTATTTGAAGGTGCCAGAAAACCGATTGAATCTTGCCTTTAATTGGTATCAAAGACATAAAGACCACCCACTTAACTTTCCTTGCTATTCCTACTGGATTCAACAATGTCAAAATGACGGGAGTGATTACTGATGAAAACTATGCTTGACCAAGTTCTAATGCTCGAAGAAGTCCTGACTGAAAAGCAACTTCTTGCTCTGCAAGATATGCTTTATACTTACAAGCAACTTCAAGAGGAAGTTCACAACTACCCAGAACCTGATACTCTTTTCACCAAGACTCAACAAGAACTGTTCGACATCTTTAACATCAAATGAACCGTGTAGAAATTCAACGAGCACTCTATGATGCTCGCAACAACTATCTTAAAGCAAAGGGAGAGATGGGATTCTGGGCACGAGAAATATCAATTCTTAAAGAGATGGAGAACGCACTCGATTCTCCTGATGTATTCACTGAACTTTACGGACAAAAATGACTTCTATTTCTTTGACCTCCGGTGAAATCCTAGACATTATCTCTGCTCTTGACTATAAAGTAAAAGACGCAGAGATTTTTGAGGAACCTCATCTTGCTGCATATTATACAAACATCATTCAACAGTTTGAAGGTGTTTACGATAAACTTCAGGACTTTGTTCCTGAAAATAGGGTAGCAAATCTGATTCTTGCTTGTAACTAATGACTACTTCCAATCTTTCTAAAATAAAAACAAAGTTTAGAACTTCTGGTGCTGTTTCACAACCTCGCAGGAAAGCAGGTTCTCCTCTCAATGATCTGGGTGTAACTACAGCAAAAGTAGTCAAGTGTGTCAAACAAGAGGATTATGTAAATCGTCTGTATGAGGCATACGAAAAAACTGATGATGTTAAACTGAAAGAATTCCTTTTCAAGGAAATTCGTAACTATCATATCAAACGGGGAGTTTGGTAGTTTCTTACCTGATGTGCCACTTGTTCTAGTGGCACACTCCCGCTTGTGAGACCCTCAATCCGTGTTATACTGATTTCAGTTGGCAGGGAAGGGTCTTAACCACTTTCTCCAGGTCCGGTTTCGGAACTGTCCACACACACCCCCAATCACACCGTTAAGGTGCTATGATTATGGGGTTGGTGAGAAGGTGACTCTTTCATCCAACATTTGACCTCTACTCTTTTCTTTATCATGTCTTTCTTCGATCAAATCCGCACCGCTGACCAAACCGCTCCTGTGACTCTGTACCTCAACGAGGAGAGCATCACTCTGACTTCCGATCAGTTCCGTGGCAAAACTGTTTCCCAACTGTTCGGTGAGTACGGTCATTCTCTGGGTGATGTGAGTCGAATCAACCGCTTTGTTCTGAACACCGAGATTGTGCCTGGTGATACCGTTGTGCGTGCTGGTGAGAGCATTAGGGGGGCTGTAACTTCTGAGAGCAAGGGTTGAGTTACTCCCTTTGTTTTCCTACTTCCCATTGAGGATTTTTTCCTCAATGGGAAGTATTTTGCTATCCTGAATTATTCAAAATGACCACTCTTACTGAAGAAAATCAAGAAGTTCAAGAAGTTCAATCTCCCACCATTCTTCGAACTCGTAGGGATGGTGTGTGGGAAGTATATGATGGTCCTTGGGGTTCCTATCTGCGAGAAGCAGATGACCCTGATGCAAATGTAGAAATTAGTGATAAGCACCTTGAGGAGTTTCAACTGCGAGAGGATATTCACCGTATTCCTGCTGACCTGTGGACAAAGTGGGTCAAACTCTGTTTCTACTTTGTAGACAAAGTTCAAGATACGGTAGAAGTTTCTACTCGCATCCTTCGTAGTGCAGAAGACCCTTCTAAGTATCGTTTTCTGATTCCTTATCAGAAAGTCTCTGCTGCTTCTGTGCGAGCAGAAGATTTCGATGTTTCTATCGACCTGGAGACTGGTGAAGAAATCACTCAGTATCCTCCTGATGGTTGGATTCCTGTGGGTTCTTCGCATAGTCATAATACTATGGAAGCGTTCTTCAGTTCTATTGATGACAAATATGAACTGAATGACCCTGGTATTCATATTGTTGTGGGTTCTATTGACACCACCAATATGAAATATCGAATTGCTGCTTCTGTTGTTGGTTCTCGTCGTCGGTTTGAAGTTCAATTTGATAAACTGATTGATGCTTCTGCTTGTCCTGGAGTAGAGTTTCATCCAGATGTTATCAATTATGTAGACTTCACCAAACCAGCAATCAAAGCAGTTGTTTGGTCGAAGAAAGTATCTACTGGTACTTACAGTAAGTCTCAATATAGCAATCCTAAGAACTTGGGTTGGGGTAATGATTACACGGATTATAAGAATGACCCATTCTACTGGAGTAATTCCTACAATTCTAATCATAAGATTGACTGTTGGAACATTACAGATACTCTTGCCGACTATCTGGAGCAACATCTAGACAATCCAATGCTTCTCTACAAACTTAAAGATGAACTTGAGGATTTCGTAAAAGACCTCGATGATTATCTTGAAGTTGAAAGTGAAGACCTTATGTCCACTGTTGTTTGATTGAATACCTTTGGTGGACACTTCTTGGAGTGTCCACCATATCCCAGTTTTACCCCTGATGCGTGCTACAATGTTGGAACAAGAAACCAAACAAATGTCTGTAATTTTTCTAAACCAACCAAATAAGGCTAAAGTTCATCCTCTACCTAAAGGTTCGGAAATAATTACATTCTCCGTATCTGATTATCTTTGGATTAAAGCGTGGATGCCTGATGGGTATAAGAACATTCATCAGGAAGTAAAACCCGATAATGATGATTTTCACAATGCTTTCTGTGATGATTGTCCTAGGAATTGCTGTGACTTTCTTTCCAACTATGAAGATGATGAGGGTGATGTAAATTGGGACCATCCAGACCTTCGGAATCATTGTGCTGTGTATGATGAAGGTTATTACGGTCAAACTTGCCCAGAAGGACACGGGGCAGAAGATGATGTTATTGACTTCCGACTCTCCAATATGGTATTCGGAATTGCCCTGAATCATCTGAAGACTCATTACTCTAAGTTTTCTCTTGATGGTGATACCGCATATCTTTCTGCGGGTAAGGTGGGGGACGATGGAAACATTCATTCCACCGAAACAATGATGGCTGCCAATGTTTTTGGTTGTTCAGATTACCCCGAGGGTGTTTGTTGGGGAGACAACGATAGACCTCAAACTCTGAGGGGTATTGTTGAGGCTTACTTTGAAACTCCATTTAATAATGACCTTCTGCCTATGAGGGCATTTGAAGACAACTCAAGAGAAACTCGGTATCTTGCCGACAATGGAGAGTTTTATGAGAAGGAGAATGAGAAACTTCTTAGCACTGAAAGTCCAGATGCTCTGATGCTTCTTGATGCTGCGGAAGATATTTCTGCATTTTTCCAAATGCTCACTGCTGGATTTAAGTCTGTTCCAGATGCACCACACATTATGATGATTCCTCTGTTTGAATCTACAATCGAAAAGAACGGTGGGTTTTTCTCTGGTTATCTGACTTCTCCAGATGAACTCAACAAACGGTGGTTTGTGTCTCACGATGGACTGATTGTTGGTCAGGTTTGATACATCAGGGGACACTTCTGCAAGTGTCCCTATAACCCCTGTTTTCGACCTATCCCCTGCTATACTGTAAAGGAACCAAAGGAAATTATGACTTTTTCTCCCGACTACGTTTTTGTGATTGGTGTTGGTGGTACTGGTGGTCATCTTGCTGCTCCACTCGCACGTCTGATTGCGTATCATCAGAATACTCAAGATTCCAAAGTCGTGTTTATTGATGGTGATGAGTTTGAGGATAAGAATACCACTCGACAACTTGTTGGTCCTAGTCAAGTTGGTATGAATAAAGCACGTTCGATGGTAGACTTCTGTGCATATCAGGGTCTTAGCAATGTTGAGTCTAAGGAAAGTTTCATTTCTGCCTCGACGTTTATTCCGATGCTCCGACGTTCTGTTTGTCCTCTGGTTGTGTGTTCGGTGGATAATGATGCCACTCGACTTGCAATCATCAACACAATGAAGGCCTTTTGTGAAGGTGACTACATCTTCATCACTCCAGGCAATTCTGATGGTCTTGAAGATGTGCGTGGTCAAGTTCTTTGGTTTGGTAAAGTAAATGGTGAGAACGTGGGTTGCAATCCCGCAGATGTTTATCCCAACATCGAACGTCCTCAAGATAGTATTCCGTCCGAAGGTTCTTGTTCTCTGAACGCACCGAGTCGTCCTCAACTGATTTCCGCAAACTTTCTTGCAGCATCACTTACTCTGATGGTGATTCAAAACTTCCTGGATGGATTCTTCGATAAGAACCAAAGTTCTATGTTCTTCAATCTTCGCAATCTGAAAACCACGGTTTCCTGATTTAATTTCTTCAGTTCACTTTTACTAATCAATTTCTTAAAATGACTCCTACCACTACTCTGAACGATAATCTGGTTAAGATTGACAATCTTATTGCTGGTCTGAATTATCTTCTCGAAGAACTTGAGACTCGCAAAAAAGAATTTACCGACCAAGATTCAATTCGTGATATGGTTAAATCTAATGTGAGTGAAATTCTCCGTTATGATGAATATTTTACGAATAAGATTGCTCGTAGGGTTGCGAATAATAAATGGTATGACCTCATTGCTCATTTTGAAGGTCGGATAGAATCTACTATTAATTCTATTATCAAAGAGCATCTTGAAATTGCGGTAGAAAAGGAACTCAATCGTAGGGAGCAAATGCAGGGTAATTGATTATACAGTGTGCCACTTGTTCTACTGGCACACTACACCCCCACTGGGGCACCGGATGCCCTATAATACAAGGACACAAGCAAAGGAACCTCACAGTGACTAACCTCCTCAATCCTACGTTGTTCTCTACATTTGCTGAAAAGGGATTTCAAATCACCTTCGCCAACGGGTGGAGGGTCAGTGTAATGTTCGGCGGGGGAAACTACTGCCAAAATAGATTTGTGGATGTTGATCATCGTGCAACTGTTCCCATTTGGGGAGGATTTCACAGTGAAGATGCAGAAATTGCAGTGTTCACTCCTGATGATAAATTCTCCACCGATTTTCCAGGGTGTCCAGAAGGTGATCAGGTTCTGGGGTGGATCACTCCAGAAACTATGCTGGAGATTATGAACTGGACTGCCAAGCAGTGAGTGTGCCAGTTTTCAGACTGGCACACTAAACCCCCACTGGGGCACCGGATGCCCTATAATACAAGGACACAAGCAAAGGAAACGCAAATGACCGCAACTCAAGTTCAACTCAAAGAATCCACTCAAGAATACATTGCTGGTCTTGTCGAAGATTCTTATTATGAGGAAGACATTTATGTTTTCATTAACGAGTATGGTGAAGATACCTTTGTGAAATACTATGAGGATTTTGTGCGGATTGGTGAAAGTGTCAGTTATGATGCGGTAGATGCCTTTGTCGCAGAGTTTGGATTTGATAATCTGGATAACTTTGATGATGCCTACAATGGTGAATGGAGTGATTTTGACTCCTTTGCTGAAAACTTCTTCAATGAGATTTACGGGCATCTTGTTCCCGAAGAACTTGAATCCTACATTGATTATGATGCCTTTGCCAAGGATCTTGCTTGGGATTATGTAATCAACAACAATTATGTGTTCAATCGCAATTTTTGATCTATGAATCCTTACATTCAAAACAATCAAATCGAAGAAATGTATCCTATGGACTACGAACAACTGGCACAAGAGGATGCTATGTTTCCTTGGTTGGCAAGTGATTGTATGGCAGACACTATGGAGGAGGATCTATTCTATGATGATTATTCATTTGGTTCGGTAGATTCTTCTAACGACTTTTAATTTTATTTGAGAATTGATTATGACTTTTGTTATTTCTCAAAAAAACAACTGTACTTATACTCTGGATCCTGATAATGACAGAGTGTTAATGTATGCTCCTCTTCTTTCTGATGGATCATACGAGACAACCTATTCTGCTTATGATTGGGTAGAGTGGGATCGAATTGATGAAGATATGCTTGAAGAAGCAGATCGTTGTCATAAGGCACTATTGGAGGATGTGCCAGTCTGACAAGTGGCACAGCACCCCTTGCGGTGCCCCCTCCAAGGTGCTATACTACATTTGTCGCTGAGGGATTCCTCTTATGTTCAATTTCTCCAACTACATGAACAGCAAGATTGTGGAACGCCACGATCATCATATGGAACTGAACGCCAGCAGGGCAGAACTTGCTAACTTCTGCATGTCTCTGACTTCTATTATGTCAGAGTCCGATCAAGTGTGGTGGGCAGAGATGAAGAAAAGTTGCATTTGCTATGATGTGTGACACCTGACTAACTGACACAAGGGAGGTTGAAATACCTCCCAGAACCTACTGAGTACATGCCCGATTCTAATGGCAGGTAGTTCGGATGGAATATACACACAATCAATAATCTAACCAATTATTGATTGTGTGTAGTGAACATCTAGGTGAATTGGTTACTCACTGATAGAACGGAGTTGGTTCAATTCCAACATCGGGTACTCATTTTTGGGAACAGCATCGCCCAAAAGACTGCTTTACGATTCATTTGTTTCTGAGGTTCTTATGACCACCATTACGCTTGAACAGTTCCACGATCTGCTTTCTGATTCTTATGCAGTTTGTGTAAATGATACTCTCTACTTTGTGGGGTACGACACTGATGATAGCCCTTACATCGCAGACAATAATGGGGATGATTATGTGGATCTTTCCGTTGTAGATGGTGATATTGAAGTTTTTCCTTACTATGTGTTGTTTTATGTTGGAGGTGAAATGATTAAAATGAGTTTCTTGAACATGAAGAAACTCATGTGACACCTAACGAAGTGGCACATCAAGGGGCGCTATGCCCCCACCACCTGCTATACTACACTTGTTCCTAAGAAATCTGACTAATGCCTGATACTCTTAACTTTTCTGGCGACTTTGTGACTATCCTGGGATTTGTTGGCGTTGTTTCCACTGCCTTCATTCTGGTTGCTGTTTATAAAGCATACTGGAAATCACCCTATCGTAGGTAAACACATTCTAGATACATTTTACACTTAAATCACTTATTATTGGAAATCCAATGTCCATCACTTTCACCGACAACTACAAAGAAATTCTGGCACCTTCCACTGCGTTTGGGTTATAATCTTCAATCAGACTCCAATAAGTGGGAAAATGCTCTACATTTTCAACTCCTTGATTCTCGATGAAATCGTAAAGATCAGATTTGCCAGATCCAGCATCATTTACTGTGTCGATGATGCTTTCGATTACTTCGGAGTATTCTTCACCGAAATAATCAACAAACTCAAGAACTTCTTCAAGTTCATAACCATTATCCACCAGTTCATCCACAATCATCACAGTGGAAGCATTTATGTCTATGTTTGATGTAAGTGATCTTAATCTATTTGAAGAGACTTATGAGGGTTGTTTTGATTCCAAAGATGACTTTGTAGATTACTTTATCACAATGTTTGATCTGAACATTCCTACTTGGATTGTGATTGATGTAGAGGCAACTTGGGAAACTGCTCTGCGATTTGATTACTATGAGGAGAATGGTTATTACTTCCGTCATCTTTGATTGATGGATAATAGGAATGAGATGCGCCTAGGGGTTGGAAATATCTGACCGATAAAGACACTCACTTATTCTTTATTCATTCATTTTTATTATGTCCCAAGAACTGATGGTTGCTATGCTGAATCGTGCCAACACTGGCAATGAACTTCTTGACATTCTTGATGCTCTTGTAAGTGAAGTTGCTGATGAAACTGATGCCCAACCTGAAATGTGAGGGCAGTCTCAACAGTTTCACATGAACAGGTGATGAGACTGCGGAGGACGACCTAGGGCACCTGGGAGGCAGAATCGAAAGTATTTTGGGTTTTGCCCCTAGGTGCCGCAGTCGGTCTCATCGAGTCCCACCTGAGATTGGAGGGGGCACCCGACCTTAGGGCCAATCTCATTGAGTCCCAGATGAGTGTGCCAGTTCCCAAACTGTCCACTAAATCCCCCACTGCCCCCGAAACCTGCTACATTAAGGGAGTGGTGAGGGAAGTCCGGTTGTTTCACACTCCGGGGTTCTGGTTTGGGAGTGCCTCTTGTAGGAGTCCAAACACTTACCACAAATTAAACTCAACTTTATTCTAAATGACTGCTGCTACTTTTTCTCCCGAACTGATGGTTGGTATGCTCCGCAAGGGTGCTACTGGTAATCAAATCCTTGAGATTCTGGAAACTCTTGTTCCCACTCAAGTTCAATACACTCGGGAACAAGTTTGCGAGGATCTGGGCATTGCTGATTGCCCTGAAAATGATGATGAGATCGAAGCATACCTTGCTGCCCTCTGATTCTAATTGAGGGAGATACATTCTCCCTCTTTATTTCCAACTATTTTCTTTAATCCAATGTTCGCAATTCTTCCTCAAACCGAAGGTTTCATTCTGGATGATGCAGAATACTTTACGGATGAAGAATCTGCTTATGATTCTGCCTGGGATTGGAGTGCTGAACTCAATGGTGTTCCTGTGAATGTATATCAAGAAGGTGTACTAATCTCCCAAGTTTTTGCTTGATTCTAACACTAACTCTTTTAATCATTTTATTTCAATGGAAGTCGTTACGCAAAAAGTTAATGCGATTTATCAGTCGCAATTCATACAAACTACTCTGTATTGGATTGCGACAGTTGCGGCAGTTGTTGTCGGTGTGTTTCAATTCATTCACAAAGCATACCAAGAAAACAACGGCAATCAAAAGGTTCTCAATGCCATCAATGTGATTCTGAATTTTATTGATTCGATTGTTGAGAAACTGAAAAGTTTCACCAACACTGTTGAGGTTACTGAATGACCGAAGAACAAATCATCTTTTGCTACTGGTACGAACAACTCACTGGTGAGTGTGTAGAGAAAATCTGTGAGGAAATGGAAATCACAGTAGACTATTTTCTTGAGGAGTTTGTAGTCTAAACAAACAACTCTTACAACTTCAATGTCGCAGTTGCTGAATTGAATGACAATGGCTCAACATTTAATGAAATTGCTGATTTGATTGAAGCACAACTTTGATGAGACCAATGTGAGACTGTGCCACTTGTAGAACTGTCCACTACACCTCGCACCGGGGCACCGGATGCCCTATAATACTATTCTGTTGGGGATGCCCGATGATTAAAAAAGGTGAACTGCTGAACAAAATGTTGGTTCTTGCCACTAATGCTCACGCAGGACAATATGATAAGGGTGGCAATCCTTATATTCTTCACCCGTTGAAAGTGATGCACTATCTTCGGAGTGTTGATGAGGAACTCCAGTGTATTGCTCTGGGTCACGATATTATTGAAGATACTGATGTAACTTATTCTCATCTCAAACAAGAAGGTTTTACCGATAGGATTATCAAAGGGATTCAATCTTTGACTAAAGTTCCCGGTGAAACTTATGATGAATACAAGGAACGAGTGAAGAAGAATAAGGATGCGGTCAAAGTCAAAATGGCAGATTTACGTCACAATACCGACATTCGTAGGTTGAAGGGTGTAAGTGATAAAGATATTGCAAGGATTACGAAATACCATCAGTTTTATCTTGAACTTCTCCAACTTGAGGAAACTTAAACAACTGGCACAGGGGCACTGGACTGGTGCCCTTTGATGCCTTACAATACATTCGTACACAACACACAACTTTTATGGGTTACAACACTTACTACGAACTCAGTATTGACGATACTCAATTCAAAAATGAGAATGAGAAAAACAAAAATGCTGAAATCAAAGAAATTCAAGAATCCAACATTTCTGATACCCTGAAAGAAAAACTGATTGGGGAAATTAACAATTCATATAAAAGTAGTTTTGTTACTCAAGATGATGTAGTTGAATTTCTAACTTACAACCCATTTGAGGAAGAGTGCAAATGGTATGAACACACCGAGGATATGCGTAATGTTTCTAAGAAATATCGGAATGTGCTGTTCATTCTTACTGGTAATGGTGAAGAACCTGATGATATGTGGGTCAAGTATTTTGTGAACGGTAAAGTTCAAACTGAATACGCAGTTATCACTTATGGTAAGTTTGATTCAAAAAAACTGGTATGAGTAATCGTTAGTCAGTCTCACCTCAAGTCTCATACTCCATGTGCCACTTGTTCTAGTGGCACACTAAAAGAGCACGGACCCCAAAGTGTGGTAGATTAAAGAGGTGGAGGGGTCCAGTCCCACTCAAGTCTCATTCATTATTCTTATTATGGATCGTCAACAAGTTATTGCCAAAATCCAATCCATTCTCAAACTCCAGAATGGAACTGACTTTGAGGGTGAAGCATCTGCTGCTGCTGCAATGATTGATAAACTCTGTCAGCAATACGGAGTTTCGATCAGTGAAGCAACTGAAACTCAAGTTCTTGATGAGTCGTTTATGATCTTCAAGAAAACCAATGCTGCTCTTTCCATTCTTCTCAATGCTGTTGCAAACTTCTATGATGCAAAAGCATACCTTTCCAACAAGGTAGATCATAAATCACTTCAAGTGATCGGTAGTGAGGGTCAGCAAATCCAAGTCAAACTCTATTTTGACTATCTGTGTCAAGTGATGGAACGTGAGGCAGAAACTGCTCATAAAGCAGAGAAAGTTCTTGCCGAACTGACTGGTGCTACTGTTTCCCGTTCTTTCAAACTTAATTTCCGCAAGGCATTTGCAGATAAAGTTGCAATGCGACTTGCTGAAATGAAGAAAGAGGAAGGTCGCACTCACGATGATGCAGAGGCAGTGGATAAGAAACTGTCTACGATGCGGTTTGGTCGTGCCAAGAGAATGAATGGTGCGAGTGGTGCTGGTGCTGCTGTGGGTGCAAATGTCGGTGCTGGTGTGTCACTTCATCGGCAGGCAAGTGGTTCTGTTCAACGTCAACTGTGTGGGGTATAATTCCCCCACACTTTTCTTTTCTTTCTAGTATGTCTGTTCTTTCAATTGAAGAAATCTTTGTAGATGAGGAGGGTGTAGTAAATGTAAATGCTGTTGTAGAGGACAGCATTGTTACATTCAAGGGAACTTATTTTGATCCAAAAGAATTTGGACCTGGATTATGTTCTGCACAATTTTGTCTTGATGAAGATGAAAATCTACCCTCAGATGAGAATGAACTTCTAAAGTTCATTGACAGTTTAGATCTTGAATGGAATTTAATTGACACCAGTGACTACGATGACTTTTGATTACAATTTCTTCATTAAAGATGTCAACGATGCTTTTATGAAGCATTGTGGAACTCAACGATACGGACAATTTATGGTAAATTATCTTACCGAGAATCATCCTTATCTTGAGATCCCAGTTGACATTGATCCATTTTATGATAATTCCAAGATTCCTGATTTGATGCGATACTTAAACTCGATCTCGCAGTGAGTCGCAGACCCCTTGTGCCACTTGTTCTAGTGGCACATAAAACTCCCACTGGGGCACTGGATGCCCTATAATACAGGAACACAAGCAACGGAACTCTAATGTTCGATCTTCTTGATTTTCAACCGCATCACATTCCCAATGCGATTGCTGCAAAGCATAAGTTTGAGAATGGTTGGGAGATTAGTGTTGTCTCTGGTGCCCCTGGTTGTGGATTGTACGGTGAAATCAATGAAATTGTTGAAGCACCGAATACTTATGAAGTTGCAATCATTCGACCCAATGGAAACATGACTGATGATGTTTCTGGTTGGAATACAAAACAAGAAGTTTCTGCTATGATGTGGGTGTTGTCTCAACTATAAAACAATGAAAATTACAATTCAAGTCACAGAACAAGAACTCAATACAATTCTTCACGGACTGTATGTTCTTGACGAACAATCCTGGTTCAAGAGTTATGAACTCACTGAACCACTGATTCAAAAACTCAACGATTTTCTTCCTAAAGATGATGAATCGCAGGTCGATTGAGGGCAGTCTTAACAGTTTCACATGAACAGGTGATGAGACTGCGGGGGATGACCTAGGACACCTGAAGGGTAGAATCCATTGTTTTTCCGGTTTTCGGTCCAGTGGTGGACTGGGTTCTCATCGAGTCTCACCTGAGATTAGGAGGGGTCTGGTCCCGACCCCTGAAACTCAAGATTCTAATTAAGTTATGACTAAACTCACCGTTGCTGATGTTGAATCAAAGTTTTCTAACTTTGATTTTGATTCCTTTCACAAACCTGGAAGAAATAAAGGTAAACGTGGACAACTCATTGAAATTGCACTTGGAGTTAAGAATAGTTCAAATCTCAGAGATTTGATTGATGGTGAACTAAAAACATTTACCATTGGTGAAACTATCGCTGTAACTAACCTCAAACATTGCTTACAAGAAATTATTGAAAATAGAGTTGAGTTTGATGAGAGCAAGGTTGGCAAGAAATTAGATAAAACTATCTACATTGGATTTACTCGTAATAATCAATATAGGGGAAATATCACAGTCGATTCAGAAACTCACGCTGAACATTATAATTATCTTGCAGAAGATTATGGTTATATTTGCGCTCAAATCAAACTTTCATATGCTGAAGGATCAGAGTTAAATACAATTACAGGTCCAAACAAACTACTGCAAATTAGAACAAAAGCATCCAAAAATAGGCGTGGAGAATACACTCCGATGTGCTATAATGGAGTTCAACTAAAAGATAAAGGAATGGCATTTTATCTTCTTGCTAATTACGGAAAAACAATTTTATGACTTCAACCGCGCTTAAAGCACTCACAGCATCGACAGGAAATCGAACTGATTGTTGGAATACTCCAAAATCATTTGTAGAGGATGTACTTGTATTTTTTGAAGGTGAGGTTGATTTAGACCCTTGCTCAAATGATGAAAATAATCCAAATGTTCCTGCAAAAAGAGTATTCACAGAAATCACAAATGGATTGCAACACGATTGGATTGCAGATTCTGTTTTTATGAATCATCCTTACAGTGACAGTAAGAATTGGATACCTTATGCAGTGAATCAATATGAAAAAGGAAATAGTAAAGAAATGATACTTCTCATCAAATTAGATGTATCTACTGTTTGGTGGAAATCAGTATCTGATTATCCTTGGATTGCTATAAATCGAAGATTGAAGTTTGGTGAAGGAAAGAGCGCAGCACCATTTCAATCTGCAATCATCTATCTTGGAAATCGACTGAATAGATTTCAGACGATTTTCGGAAAATACGGAAGTTTGTATAAGAGTCTCTGATTCTCACCTGAGACTCTTACCCAATGTGCCACTTGTGAAACTGGCACACTATACCCCCCGAACCCCCCCGTCCCGTGCTAGGATTGCGTAGCAATCGAGGGAAAGGCAATGACCACCGCACAGAGAATGGAAAAGCAATTCTTTCTCAATCTCATTGCTCTTGTGAATGAAGTTCAAGGTTACAGCAAACTTCCTTCGCAAGTGAAGAATCGCAAATCTACCTGGGTTAAGCAAATCAAGAATCCTCGTCAAGATTCTTCTGCTCTTGCTCTTGTCTAGTTCATTTCATTCTTTTCTTTAGTTTCTGAAAATGATTCTCCAACTTCAAGTCACCGACATTTCTTTCGATCTTGATTCTCTTGATCTACTTCAACAACCAAATCTTCAGGAGCATCTTCAAGAGGAGTATGTAGGTTACATTGTTGAGATTGAGATTTCCGATGATGCTGATGATGAGGACATTGGCAATGAATTAGTCAAAGAACTCACCGCACAATCCGGGACGTTGATTGACTCTCTTTCTTACACGATAAAAAAGTTTGGGAGATTGAATTCTAATGTGACACTTAATTAACTGGCACAAGGGGGTTCCTAATGCCCCCATGCCCTACTACATTACATTTGTTCCTGAGAAATCTCATGTACCGCACTCTCAAACAACTTCAAGATTCCGTCCAACGTTTGATTGAACAACAGGGTGAAGATGCTCCTGTTGCTGCCTTCATTTTCACAAAAGAAGATGTGTTTGTGATGGATGATGACTGCAATCAGGTAAAACAACCCCGTGAGATTGCTGAGAACGTTCTCAGCAATCTTGAAGATTATGATTATCTCTACACTGAAATCTCTGAGTGTATTGATAACGAACTCCGTGAACAATGGAGACAGTATGAAGATCCTGAATTGATGTAAGCACTTGAATTTGTCGAAGACCTCCGTGAACCTTATCTCAATGAATGAACTCAAAGATTATTATTTCACTGACGATCAAATCGACACGATTCTTCGTGTGATGCGAGATAAAGCATTTAGAAGTCGATTTCAAGTTGATTGTGAGAAGTCGCACAATGACTTTTCCGCATACAATCAACTCGCAAATCAAATCGAAGATCAAATCGTAAATCATTCAACCAATGACTAAGTTTTATGATTATATGTGGTCTTTCTACGGACCTGATGGGATTTACCCAACTGAATACACACTCAAACAAATCAAAAAGGCAACATCAATTCATCTACAAATTCTGAGACTTAAGAATGAAAAGTTTCTAGGTGATAGTGTTGATCGTGAATGTGTTCTTTCTCTTCTGAAATCTCAAATCAAATGATTGTCTATACATACGACATAGAAACAAAACAGGTTGTGTATGCAATTGTCAATGCATCGTATGCCCCACTCTATCTGACTACTTTAATTACCGATTCCATTTCACTGATTCAAAAAAATGCTTGAACTTCTTTTGATTTCTACGATCGTCGGCAAACAACAAATCTCTCCAACTGTTTATCAAGTTGATTATCTAACTCCTGATTCAACTATTGTAACTGTTCTCACTACGGAAAAGAAGTAAATGTCTCGCACTCATCGCAACGCACATTACAACTCTTGTGCTCTACGCAAACCAAAAACACAACGAGAAAGAAAGCAACTTGATTCAATTCTTGATGAAGTACAATTCACAGGGTATAATGTCTCAAACATTCATTCCCGAATGTCTAAGTTAGTTCATCAAAATGATGATAATGTAATCTCTGCTTATTATGAAATGGATTATGAATTTTGATAATACCAATAATATCCCATCCAACTATTTTTACCAGGATTTGATAAACTTTTTCTTAATCCACCCTTTGCTTTTGTTGGATCACCTGTTAAATCAAAAGCAGCAGCACTCATACTTTCATACTTTATTATTTCCTCTGTTCTCTTATGAATACCAATAACTGATATTTTTGTAGGAGTATTATCTATTTTTTCCCATTTATAACCATAAACATTAAATCCATTTTTAATAGCATTAGATATATTACTAGCACACTTTTTATTTCCTGTAATTACATAGGCAGCATTATTCATACTTTCAAATATAGTTTCTTCTCCTGTTTCTAGATTAATTGCTTTTACTTTTCTTTTAAGTTTATTGTGGTTATAATGATTTCCTTTTAGAAAACCCCATAATTCACCTTTTTCAACTTTATGTTTTAAACTATTTTCACTATTCTTTCTCCAATTATCATTTCTTTCAATGTTTGTCATAGTGATGGATATTTTATCTTTTGTCTTATCACTATGATCGAAATGATCTCCACCAGAGGTAGCATTATATCCATTATTGAATGTATTTAACTTTTTTATCCAAAATGCTTCTTTTTCATTTAAGTTCTCAATATTACATTCTTCTATTATCTTAATTTTAAAAACGTCAGTTCCGTATTTGTTTATTGCTCTGTAAAGAGGTCTAGTATTATATTTCTTTGCTTCATTAAGATGATCTTTCCATCTTTTGTTTAATTCATTTTTGGTTTGTCCAATATAACGTTTACCATTTATTGTATTTGTAATACAATATATTATTCCTGTTTTCATTATAGTAAAACGTATTAAACGTTGAATATTTATAATAAAGTGCCTTTTTATACGATTTGTTAATAAGTTAACAAAAGATTAAAGAAATATTGTATTGCGATTTGTTTTTGATATATGTAATGTTTATAAATCTTATTCTTCTAGATCCTTGTCATCTTGGACTTCATTGTATCACAAGAACTCTTTTTTGTCAAGAGGGGACACATAAGAAATCCAAATACCACTCATAAGAAATCCAAATACTATAAGACTTCGTGATTAGACCTTATAAGTGCATATAAGACTTCACAATATATTTTTAATTTTCAATGTTCTATCCTGATTTCGTTATTATAAGACATGAGTGCTTATAAGTCAACACTTGACAGACTTATAAGAATACTGCTAGACTAGGTTTGTTACCGATGAAGATAAGTTGTACCTTATAAGAACTCTAAGGTACTTAAGAATAACTATATCTAATACTTGAGATTTCCGAAGGAATTACCCCGAAGGGGTAAGAATAGAATACCCTCTGAGACCCTTCTAGAATCGCCTAGAAGACGCCTCTAAGACCATAAAGGTATATTGAGTCGTTACTAAGCATTATAATACATAAGAATCAATCTATTATAAATAAAAATATCTTATTTGACTCATAGAGCAGCTCTTGAACTCTCCTACAGGATACAGAGATAACAAACTGACAGAAGACAATAAGGTATGATAAGTTATGTGTAATTGATTATTATAAACAGAGGGAGTTAGAACACGGTCTCCGTCGCAATAAAATCGTAAGGATGAATGAATCCTTGAAAGATACAAAAGGTGTTATAATTGAATATGATCGAATTTAAGAAAATTTTAATTCTTAAGACTTAGAGTTCTTTACAAATCTCTAAAAATCTTGAGAAGGTTTTTTAGTGTCTGGACATATTCATAAGAAATAGTATTCTTAGCATGAGTCTCTTATACCACTGTGCCACTTGTGAAACTGGCACACTAAACGAGCACAGACCCCAAAGTGTGGTAGATTAGAGAGGTGGGGGGAAGTGTCTCACACGGGTCTCATTCTTTACTTCTTTATACTCAAGTCTTATGCAATTCGACATCTGGGAAATCGTTGATGGTTCTCACGAACTCCGCGATGATTTGTATGCTGAAACTGAGAAAGAAGCACAAGAAATCGTGAGGGAAATTAACTCTAATCTAGCAGCAAATGGAGTTCCTTTTTCTTATTCTCACGTATATTACATTAAGGATAATGACACAAAAAATGAGTTAGTCTGAATCGTACACAAACTCATAAGTTTTTTCTTTTTTACTATGGCACAATTTCAAATTACTTACGGTCTGGGTGGTGGATATAATGAGACTGAAACTGATGTAATTGAAGCAGATAATTTGGATGAAGCAAATCTGGTAGCTTACACTGCTGCTATGGAAATGTTTGAGTCTTATGGAGTTTTTGAGAATCAGCGTGGTGATGAAGAATATGAGAATGATGAGGATTATGAAAGTGCTTACATTGAAGAAGCAGAACGATGGATTCATTACTGGGCAGAAGAAATCTCCGATGGATAAGTTCTTTCGTGATTAGAGTCTTATCGTATAAGACTTGACATTGAATGACTGATGCCCTATAATAAAACAATCCTGATTCGTGATTAGAGTCTTATCGTATAAGACTTGAATTCACACCAATACGATGTTCTTATACTCACACATTCATTCGTGTATATAAGAACATCGTATACAACTGAATAAATATGCTTATGACTTTTCTTTTCCTTTGAGACTTATTCGTGTTTAGAGTCTGTTCGTATAGGAATTCAAAATCAATCACATTTTTTCTTATGCTTTATAAGAACATTCGTGTATGATTTTGATTCGTTTATAAGGGCAAGAATAAGAACAACGTATAAGGACTCACACACAGTCTTATTCGTGTTCTTATTTGATTCGTGTAATACGGTTGACGTAGACAGTTATATCTGGTAGACTTATCGTTCGGTCATTCGTTCACCCTGCTTCTTACGTCTTATGTCTAGTTCTTATCTTTCCGCACAAAAGAATAGGTATCGTATTACATTAGAGATTGAATCATTAGAAGATTTCAATCCACATCAGATTGATTGGAAAAAGTTATTCAAACTAGAACCCACTGAGAAGGTTAGATCTTATGTCGAAGATTTGAATATTCGTTGGTAACTTATACTGAAACATTCAGATGTTCGTATATGTTTATACTCAGAACAGTTGTTTCTCAACTGAGAACTCACAATCATTATCTCTACGTGAGTTCTGATAAAGAATAAACAATCCGTGAGATAGTATAAACAATTCGTTGTTTGATTCTAATACTCAATGAATTGTTCGTTTCTTATGTAAACAACTGTTCTGAGTATAATTATATACTGGAAAGTGTGAGCAGATAGTGTAAAGAATGACACAAAATATAACGAATAACACACGAATAACACTTATTCTTTATTCGTGTTAGCAGTTATTATGATTGTTTCTTATTCCTTATATTTTGCGTAACGCCCCCCTTTAAGATTTTTAAGACTTTCTAACCTACAAGGATCTACACTCACGAGCGTTCTATACCTCCCTTACATATAAAAAAATCCCCCAGGAAAAATTCACCCCAAATACCCTTTTAGATAAAAAATTCCCGCAGAAAATTTTTGAAATGAAAAGAAGAACCCCCTATTGGAATTTTTGGAAGGTTGTGTTTGCTGGGTGGTTGATTCGATATCCAAAACAAACTCTGCGTATTATCGGAGTTCCCATTGGATTTCTGATTGTTATCATATATAATGCAATCACAAAGTAAATATGAAAGAGAAAATATATCACATATACTCCAATAACAAATGTATTTTTCACTCTCTCAATGAAGAGGAGTTTGAAAATCTTTGGAAGTCTCTAAAACAACTTGCAGATTTTATATCTGATAATAAAGATCTTTCATATGAGGAGATTATTTTAGATAAAGAGATTTCTCTAAATTCTTCTCATTGACAGAATGATATATAGACTGTTAAAATTGATCTGAGGTTTTATTAATTTTATGACAACTAAAGGATTCACTGTAAAAGCAAAAGCGCCAATATCATCAGAACCACAGTGGGATTATGATGCGATTAAAGAAAGAATGAAAGGTAAATTAATTGTCTTCTGTCTTCCTGGACGAGGATGTTCATTTACATTTCTGAAAAGTTTTGTTCAACTCTGTTTTGATTTGGTTCAGAATGGAATGAGCATTCAAATCTCACAAGACTATTCATCAATGGTAAACTTTGCTCGTTGCAAAGTACTTGGAGCAAATGTTCTCAGGGGGCCAAAACAAATTCCTTGGGATGGAAAACTTAATTATGACTATCAACTCTGGATTGATAGTGATATTGTTTTTAATTCAGAAAAGTTCTGGCAACTCTGCGATCTGGCATTACCTGCAGAAGGTGATGAAAGACCAATTTCTGCTGGATGGTATGCAACTGAAGATGGACACACTTCTTCAGTTGCTCACTGGTTGGAAGAAGATGACTTCCGAAAGAATGGCGGTGTTATGAATCATGAAACTGTAGAAAGTCTTTCAAAGAGAAAGAAACCATTTACAGTTGATTATACTGGATTTGGTTGGGTTCTAATTAAAAATGGAGTCTTTGAAAATCTAGAGTATCCTTGGTTTGCACCAAAGATGCAAGTGTTTGAATCTGGAGCAGTTCAAGATATGTGCGGAGAGGATGTTTCTTTCTGTCTTGATGCAAAGGAAGTAGGATATGAAATTTGGTGTGATCCACGAATTCGTGTGGGTCACGAAAAAATTAGAGTTATTTGATAAAGGAGAATCATTATGGCAAAAAGACCGAATCTAAACGGACAACAAATTGAATCAAAACCCAAGTCTACTCGTCAGGGTCTAGGGAAGCACACAAAGTATTCCGCAACCTCTCGGAATGGTGCAAAGAAAAAATATAGAGGTCAGGGAAAATAGTTTATGTATCATCTGGAGGTCTCCTCAGAGTGGAATTCAATACATTCAGAGGACCTTTGGGTTTATAATAAACTGATACTTAGTCGGGTTTTAGGATATAACTGCGGTCCAGCAGGACTTTCGGTTCCTAAACCCGACTTTTATATTGTAAGACCTTCTATGAACTTTATGGGTATGGGCCGGTTTTCTCGTGTAGAATTCATTGAAGATTCTACAGAACATTTACATCCCTCAGAGTTCTGGTGTGAATTATTTGTAGGAGAACATTTGAGTGTTGATTATAAAAAAGGAATTCCAAATCTTATTGTAAAAGGGGAAAGATCACCACAGCAAAACAATCTTTATAAGTGGTCTAGATGGTATAAGATAGAACGTAAAGTTGAATTTCCAAAAGTATTGAATTCATTTAAAGAAAAATATGAATGGATTAATTGTGAATTCATTGAAGGAAAACTTATTGAGGTTCATTTTCGTAGGAATTCCGATTTTAGATATGGAAATACAGTTGCAATACCAATCTGGAAAGATGAAGATTTGAATATAGATAGTAAGTATACATTTGTAGAGGATGAGGATTATCATCGACTTGGATTTTTGATTGATCATGACAAGGGATAGAAACCCCTTTAAAAGTTCTGATTTTCAAATCAGGAGAAAACAAATGTCAAAATCAGATAGAAACACTGAATATATGAGAAAAATGTGGGGAACAAATTGTCTGGCGTCTGACTATAATGCATTTTCAGAACAAAAGATGCTTCGTGAAATTAATCATGATGATTGTACCCCTAAAAAACATGATTTCAAAATTCAAAATGAAATTCATGAAAAGATTAGAAATGACAATGATTATGATGACTGGGACTATGGAACTGAACCTCTTTATCAAATGAATAAATAATATAGATTTATTTTATTTCATGCCTTTAGAAAGGGTAAGCAGAGGATTTAAAGATTTAAGCATGACGTTTCAGGTAAGTCCCCTGAACTACGATCTTATAGCACTTAAAAATGAAAGTGCTATTGCTAGATCTGTAAGAAATCTTGTGCTTACCCAACCAGGCGAGAGATTCTTTAATGAGAATTTAGGATCAAAAGTAGGTAGATCTCTCTTTGAAAATTTAGATGATATTTCAGCATCAATTATAAGAGATGAAATAACTAACACTATTAACAGATATGAACCAAGAGTCGAATTAATAGATGTGATTATTTCTCCTAATTACGATAATAACGAATTTAACGTTACAATCAACTATAGAATTATTGGAATTGATGTTCTTCCTCAACAGTTGTCATTCGCACTTCAGCCAACACGATAATGGCATTAGTTAATTTTACTAATTTAGACTTCGATCAAATAAAATCAACTCTTCGTGAGTATCTACGCGCAAATTCAAATTTTACTGATTATGATTTTGAGGGATCAAATCTATCAGCATTAATTGATGTTCTTGCGTATAATACTTACATCACCTCATACAATGCTAATATGATTAGCAATGAGGTTTTTATTGATAGTGCAACTCTCAGGGAGAACGTAGTATCCCTTGCTAAGAATATTGGATACACCCCAAGATCTAGAACATCATCCAGAGCAATAATATCATTTTCCGTCGATACTTCAGCACTTTCTACAAATCCAATCAGTCTAACTCTTCAAAAAGGATTGGTTTGTACCTCAAATGCTTTCGGTAACACAAGTTTTACTTTTTCTATTCTAGAAGACATTACAGTTCCAATTATAAATGACATTGCTTCCTTTGAAAATATCGAAGTTGTAGAAGGAACATACATATCACAGAATTTTACGGTAGATGCTAATAATTTAAATCAAAGATTTATTCTAAGTAATTCTAATATCGATACATCTACAATTAGAATAAACGTTAAGAATACTAAGGAAAGTACAGTAACAAGAAAATTTTTACTATCAGACAGTCTTTTTAATGTTACTCCTACATCAAAAGTATTTTTTATTCAAGAAATTGAAGATCAAAGATATGAATTAATATTTGGAGATAATATTTTTGGTAAAAAATTAGATAATCAGAACTATATTAATACTTCTTATGTGATAAGTAATGGTGAAAATGGTAATGGATTGACCTCTTTTGCCTTTTCGGGAAGAATTATTGATAATAATGGAAGAGTTGTTCCAACTGGCATATCTCTCATCAGTACAATTTCATCTTCTCAGAGGGGATCTGAGATTGAATCGGTAAATTCAATTAGAAATTATGCTCCAAGAATATACTCTGCACAGAATAGAGCAGTAACTGCAAATGATTATGAGGCATTAATTCCTAGAATTTACCCAGAAACTGAATCTGTATCTGTTTTTGGTGGTGAAGAATTAGATCCACCTAGTTATGGAAAGGTTTTTATATCAATTAAACCTAAATTTGGACCATTTGTTCCCAATTTAATTAAAGATAATCTAAAGAGAATGCTACGAAAGTATAGTGTAGCAGGAATTGTAACAGAAATACTTGATTTAAAGTTTCTTTATATTGAAATTGATAGTTCAGTTTACTATAATGAGAACCTTTTTTCAGAATCAAGTGAGTTAAGAAGCATTATTATCAATAATATCATTAACTATTCTAAAGAAAATTTAAATAATTACGGAACTAGATTTAAATATAGTAAATTTTTAAAACTTATTGACGATAGTAATCAATCAATTACTTCAAATATTACAAAAATAAGAATAAGAAGAGATTTAAGAGCAGCATTAAATACTTTTTCAAGTTATCTTATTTGCTACGGTAATCCAATTTATCCAAATCAGAAAGGATTTAATGTAAAATCTTCTGGATTTGTGATTAATGGAAATCCAAATACTCTTTATTTGACAGACTTTCCGAATAAAGATGGAAAAACAGGAACAATTGTATTTTTTAAATTAATAAGTGAAACTGAATATGAAATTGTTAAGACGAATGCAGGAACTATAGACTATGAAAAAGGAGAAATTAACTTAAATCCTGTAAATATTGCAAGAACTTCAAGAATTGAAGGAGAAGATTCTATAATTCAAATATCAGTAACTCCAAAATCAAATGATATTATTGGAAAACAGGAGTTATATATTGTAATAGATATTAATAGCAGTACTATTAATATGATTTCTGATAATATATCATCAGGATCTGATATTTCTGGATCTGAGTTTATTATCACATCAAGTTATACAAATGGAAATCTTGTAAGAAGTTAAAATGCTAGAAAATAGAATTAAAATCAGTTCAATTATAGAAAATCAACTTCCAGAGTTTATTAGAGAAGAATATCCTCTGGCATCTGAATTTTTATCCCAATATTATTTCTCATTAGAATCTCAGGGAAATCCTTCAGATATTATTCAAAATATTGATAATTATATCAAAGTTGATAATCTTACAAACTTAATAGATTTTACTTCTTTAACTTCAGACATTTCATTCTTTGATGATGAAATCTCTGTGGAATCTACTGATGGATTTCCAAATTCTTATGGACTCATTTTAATTGATGATGAGATTATCACTTATAAAAGTAAAACTAAAACTTCTTTTCTTGAATGCATTAGAGGATTCAGTGGAGTAACTTCTTTTAATAATCCAAATCAAGAAGACCAGTTAGTTTTTAAAGAAACTGAATCTTCTGAGCACTCAACTAATTCTAAAGTAAATAATCTGAGTATTCTGTTTTTAAAAGAGTTCTTTATTAAAATTAAGAAGCAAATAACTCCTGGACTGGAGAATAAAGACTTTTATGAATCCTTAAATGAAAGACTTTTTATAAAACAGTCTAATGATCTTTATACTTCAAAAGGAACTGAAGATTCTTTTAAAATTCTTTTCGGAGCATTATATGGCGTTACTCCAAAAGTAATTTTACCAAGAGATTATTTAATTCAACCCTCAGATGCTCAATTTAGAATAACTCAAGATTTAGTTGTAGAGTCTATCTTAGGCGATCCATTACAATTAATTAATGGAACACTCTATCAAGATAGAGATACTAATGGATTATTCTCAGATGCTAGAGGAACTATTACTGATGTAAAGAGAATTTCTAGAGGAGGAAGAATATATTATACTATTAGTTTGGATTCTGGTTATGATAAAGATATTGATGTATTTGGATCAATTAAGAGTACATTTAAAATTCATCCAAAGACAATACTTACAAGTAGAATTTTTGAAAATTCAACCTATCTTGATGTAGATTCAACAATAGGGTTTCCAAATTCAGGACAATTAGTTATAGATTTAGATTCTAATTTTGATGGTGTAATTGATACATCAATTATTGTTACTTATACTTCAAAAGTATTAAATCAATTTTTAGGTTGTAGCGGTATAATTCTTCCTGATGGTCTAGAAGATGAAAATGGAATTAAAAGTATATCTCCAGGAACAGAAGTAAAATTTGATAATTTTGCCTATGGATTTAATAACAATAATGAATTAATTGCAGTAAGAATAACTGGAGTTATTTCTGGAATTGATTCCTTTGATACTAATGCTTATTATGAAAAAGGTGATATTATAAGTATCAAAACCCTAGGTGAAGATTGTGAAGAAATAAAAGAAAATAATTGGTTTTTTAACATTGCGACAAATTATAATATTCAAAATATTGAAGATTTAAATCCAGTTCAAAATTCATTAACTTTAAGTAAGGATTTAAAAATTACTTTATTTGATATTCATACATTTGTTAAGGGAGACCAAATAGAATTATATTTCTCTTCAGATAATTCATATACTGCAACAGTAATTGATATTAGTAATTCTAAGACTCTTTTAATAAAAACTGACTTAAATGTTCCTAATTCATTTTTAAATTTAGGAACAAAAGTAAGAAAGAAAATTTCAAAACTTAATGTAAATCAGAACACAGTAGTTAATTCAGATTCAGATACAATAAACACTTACAAAATCTATAATACAAATGTCCAGAATACTTATGTTGATTCTGAAAATTCATTGTATGTTACATCACCTTCATTACCAAGTTATTTAAACACTCCAATTAATGTTGATGATTTTTCTTATAAATTTCCAAGTATAGATTTACCTGAAAATAATTATAGTTTACCTGTGGTAAATCATAGTTATTTTACTGGAGATGCTATTGTTTTTAAACCTTCTCCAATAAGTAATATAAAAACAGATGGAATAGGATTAACAACTTCACTTTATTATGTAAAAGTTGAAGATGTAAATACAATTAAACTTTCTAGAAGTAGAGAAAATATTTTTAATGAAAAATTTATAATCATTACTGGAAAATTAGATGAATGTAGATTAGAACTTTTTGAATTCAATGATATAAACTTTAATGCTTTAAAATTAAAGGCACAAAATTTACTTAAAAAAATATCAGAACCAGAATTATCAGATATTAAAAAAGAGACTGAACCCGGAACTATTGGTATTTTTGTAAATGGTGTAGAGTTATTAAATTATAAATCTCCAGATAAAGTGTTTTATGGTCCAATAGAAGATATTTTAGTAACTGCAGAAGGAGATGAATATGATGTAATAAATCCTCCAAGTTTATTAGTTACAGATGCTCTTGGAGTTGGATGTAGTGCATATTGTTCAGTTATTGGTGAATTAAAAAGATTTGATATTGTTGATCCTGGTTTTGACTATGTTGAAGAACCATCTGTTAGTATAACTGGTGGTAATGGATCTGGAGCAAAAGCTAGAGTAAGAACAGTAAATTCAGTTCATTCTCCTGAATTTAACTCTCAGTTAGTTGATATTGAAAATAATGTGATTGAATTTTTTGATCCTCACAGATTTGTAGATAATGAAAAGGTAATTTATGAAACAAATGACCAAAAAAGTGTTTTAGGTATAAATACAAACTCAGAATATTATGTCTCAGTTATAGACCAATATAAAGTTTGTCTTCATAATAGTTTGTCAGATTCTATCTTAGGAATAAGTTCTATAAATTTTAATGAAGAAGGATTGGGAATACACAACTTAAGATCAACAACTCTTAAGAAAAAAATTAGTTCAGTTGAAATTATTTCCTCAGGATCTGGATATCAGAATAAGAGAACAAGAGTTTCTGGTATAAACACAGCATCTGATACTTTAACAATTAATCATCACGGATATCTGGATAAAGAAATAATCACATATTATCCTCAGGTTACTCCAATTGTAGGTCTAACATCTTCAAGTTCTTATTATGTAACTAAAGTTTCGGACAATGAACTAAAATTATCTGAAATTGGACCTATTAGTGATCCTGAAATTTACTTTAAGAATAAAGAATATATTGATTTTACTTCACCATCATTATCAAATGATTACTTTAACTATCCTCCAATAACTGCAACCTTAACTGGGAAGGTTGGAATATCTTCAATTTTAGGGCAAGATTATTTCGGTAAAATAGTTCCAATTTTTAGAGGTAAAATACAGTCAGTATTTTTAGAAGATGGGGGAGTTGGGTATGGTTCTTCTGATATTGTTAATTTTGATCGTCAGCCCAATGTATTTTTAATTGAAGGTAGTGGAGCACAATTAACACCTATAATTAATAATGGTTCAATAGAAAGAGTTATAATTCAATCTCCAGGATTAAATTACAAAGCAACTCCAGATATTATTATAAAAGGATCTGGATTTGGAGCAGTTTTAGTTCCAGTTATTTCTCAAGGATCAATATCAGAAGTTAAAGTCATTTCTGGAGGATTTGGTTATTCTCAAAGTGATACTTTATTGAGTGTTATCCCACCAGGAAGTGGGGCAAAGTTTAAATCTCTTATAAAATCTTGGAGAATCAATTTAGTTCAAAAATATATTTCAAAGCAAAAAATATTACCAGATGATGGCGTTATTTTTAATGGATTAAATGATTTACAATACGGTCATTTATATGCATCTAGATCTTTAAGATCATCTGTATATTCTACAGTTAATCAAAATTATGTTACAGATTTACAGTTAAATACTTCAAATATTGAAATAAATTCAACCAGACACTCTCCAATAATTGGATGGGCTTATGATGGAAATCCAATCTATGGTCCTTATGGATTTTCAAATGGAAATTCTGGACCAATCAGGTTGATGAGAAGTAGTTATACACAAAAATACACTAATGCTCAAGGAAGATTTGATGGTCCTAGAAATTATCCTCTTGGAACTTTTATTGAGGATTATGAATTTACTGGTGCTGGAGATTTAGATGAATTTAATGGTAGATATTGCATAACTCCAGAATTTCCAAATGGTGTTTATGCTTATTTTTCAACTTTCTTTGAAGACAATCCACCATCATCAGGACAATTTGCTAGATATAAAGTTCCTCAGTTTCCTTATATAATTGGGAATTTTTATAAAAATAAGATAATAGATTTTAATTTTAATCAACCAAGACTACTAGATGAACAATATTTAATAACCAATAAACTATTAAGAAATACAACCCCATATAATTTATTACAATCTAATAGTGATTATGAATTTATTTTTGAACCATATGAAGAAAAAGTGCAGGAAATTGAAGTCGAATTTACTGATGCAGGATCAGTAAATTCAATTGATGTCATAAATTCTGGAGATAATTATAAAATCAACGATTCGGTTGTTTTTGATGATAATATAGTTAATGGAAGAGTTACAAGAATAAAAGGTAAAACAATATCTACAATAACATCGAGTACAACATCAGTTAAAGATATTGAGTTTTATCCATATAATAATGTTGGTGATTTTATAGGAATTTCAACAATTCCTCATAATTTTTATAATAATTCATTGGTTACATTAACTTCAAAATATGAATATAAAAAAACAAATAAAGTTAGAGTACTATCTAACACTCTAACTTTAACTGAAAATGTAAATACAATTTCCTTTACCGGAATAGTAACTAACTTTAAAGTTTATGGTAATTTAGATTTTCCTTTAAAGGAAAATGATTTTTATGAAGTTAATGATGAAATAGTTAAAATTTTAAATGTAGATAAAGTAAACTATGAAATCAGAGTTTTAAGAGGACAAAATTCAACAATTGGAACTTCTCATAGTACTGGTGATCAATTGAGGTCTCTGTCAAGAAAAGTTTTATTTAATACTGGAATCACTTCAGATTTTTACAATTATAAAGTTAATGAAGAATATTATTTTGATCCTCAAATATCAGTTGGAATAGGATTAACTTCAGGAGTAGGAATTACCTCAACATTATTCTTTTCAGTAAATAATTTAAATACTCCAATTTTTATAGAAAAGGGTACGGAAACAACAATATACTTTAAAAATTCTTCTGATATTAGTAAATATTCTTCCGGCGGATATGTTCAAATTACAAACGCATCAAATATTGAATATAACACAAGTTTAAAGAAAATAGTATCAGTTGGTAGTACAATCATAAAACTAGATTATAATACATCTTCATTTCCAGGAACTTTAGTTGATGCTAAATTAAATAAGTGGAATACTTTAGATATTCCAACTAGATCAATATATTTGCCAAATCATAGACTAAACACTAATGACCAATTAGTTTATACTTCATATGAAGGTTCTCCTGTATCAATTTCTACTAATACTCTAACTACATCACAATTACAAAAGAATAGTATAACATATGCTGTAAAATTATCAAATGATTTAATTGGATTATCAACTGAACCAGTATCAATAGGATCAAGTGGTGAAATAGATGGAATAGGAAGATCTAATGATATTGTCTACTTCTCTGGAATTGGTACTGGATCTTATCATAGTCTTACTACAAATTATCCAAATATTTTAAAAGGAACTCTATCTCAAAATATTTCTACAGTATCAACATTATCTCCACATGGGTTAACCTTAGAAGATTCTGTTTATTTGAATATAGAGTCTGGTATTTCTACAACTATAAGACTGGTTTATAATGATTCTAATAGAAGATTTACAGGAACACCAAAAACAATACAAAGTATTGATTTAATTAATAATACTTTAAATATTCCTAATCATAATTTTTCAACTTCAGAAAAGTTAATTTATAGTGAAACTACTCCAATAGGTGGATTAGTTAATAATAAAATGTATTATGCTGTTATAATTGATCCTGATACAATTAGTTTATGTTTATCATTAGTAGAAAGTAAAAAATCATTACCAAATATTATAGACATAACATCTAGTGGAACAGGAAAATTAGCATCTATTAATCCTAGAATAGAAATTATAAAATATCAAGATATTATATTTGATGTTTCCGATCCTTCTTTATCCTATAGACTTGGATCGACAAATAGATCTGCTTTTGATTTAAGATTATTTGAAGATGAAAATTTACAAAATTCATATGGATCATTTGATATAGAAAGATCAGGAAGTATTGGAGTAGGAACTACTTCAACAATAAAACTGAAAACGAATAATTTACTTAATAATGTATATTATTCTCTGGTTCCTGTGGATGTAAATGTCTTACCTGCGGTCAAAAAAGAAATTTATATTGATAAGGAACAAATTGGTCATAATAAAATTTCTTTAATTAATAGTGAAATCCAAGGTGAACAAAAAGTAAAAGATTACACTTCAAATACTTTTACTTTTGATACTTTTGACCCAGTTGAAAGTAAACTCTATAATAGAAGTAATTCTAGTATAGAGTATGAAACTGATTCTCTTAGTTCCCTAGGGGGAATATCAAAAGTATCAGTAAATAATCAGAAAAGATTATATAACAAAGTTCCAAAAATTAAATCTATTAATACTGGTATAGGATCAAATGCTGTATTGGAGATTTCAACAAGTACTATAGGAAATGTAACTTCTAATAATATAAAAATAAAGGATATTGGATTTAATTATTCCGCTGACATTACTATTAGACCAAAGTGTATATTCCCTTCAATAATTAGAATTTTACCTTACAATATATTTGATTTTGTTGAAGTATTAAGTAGAGGTAAAAATTACACTTCTGCTCCAGATTTAGTGGTATTGGATGGAATTACCGAAGAAGTCGTTGATGATGCACTATTGAGTTATAATTTTGAAACTAATAGTGTGTCTATTTTACAAAACACTAAAGGAATCAGTAAAGTAGAACCAGATATAATTCCAATTAATAATGATAATGGATTTTTAATTTCTGATATATTTTATGATCAATTTACAAACAAAGTTACAGTAATATTAGAAGGAGAATTTAATAATACTGTTGATTTCCCATTTGAACTTGGGGATGAAGTTTTAATTGAAAATGTAAGTGTAGAATCTGAAGATAGTAAAGGATACAACTCTGAAAACTACGGATATAAACTATTTAAAATAGAAGTTCTTAATCCAAACTTTGGTGGTAGTGGTGCTAATTTTTCATACAGTTTAGATGATATTTTAGAACCAGGAGAAGACCCAGGAGTTTATGATATTAGATTTTCTAAAGGTGTAGTAGTTCCTAAAAAGTATTTTCCAAAATTTTATTCACAATTAAAATTAATTGAATTTGGTATAAATGAAGTTGTAATTTCATCAAATAATTCTGGTGTAGTTAAAGGGTGGGATCCAGAAAATAACTATCTAAAAGTAAGTTCAAATAAAGATTTTACGATAGGTGATATTTTAGTAGGACAGACTTCTAATGTTAAAGGTTTGATTGAAAGTATTATATCATTTGATACTTACTTAAATATAGATTCAAATACTACTGTAAAACAGGGGTGGAAGTTAGAGACTGGATTCTTAAACAATGACAATCAAAGACTTTATGATAGTGATTATTATCAATATTTCTCATATTCAATAGAATCTCCAATTGATATTAATAGGTGGAATGATGTTGTAAGTAATGTCAATCATACTTCTGGATTTAAAAAGTTTAGTGATATTTTAATTCAAGAAGAGTCAGACTCTGCAAAAATGAGTCAATCTCAAAATCTTGGTAATTATTACGCGGAAAGTATATCATCTGAATTTATTGATTTTAATTGTGTTTATGATTTTGACTTAGTAACTGAAAATTCATTTATTTTTAATAAAAAAGTAAAATCTAATGAAATTTATTTTGATTCTAGAATTCTTCAAGACTATATTGAATCAATAGGTAATAGAGTTTTACTCATTGATGATATTTCAGATAAGTTTACTACAACAGAACCAAGACCATTTCAAATAATAGATACTTTTGAATTAGAAGATATAAGATATAAAAAATATCTTATTTACATATATGATGTTCTAGATCCAACAAGAACAGAATCTATATTTGTATCCCTGCTTCATGATGGGACTGAAGGTTATCTAAATCAGTATGCTGTAATTTCCAGCGAAGATGCTATGGGTTATTTTGATTTCAGAATAGAAATTGATAGATTTGGAGAATTGTTATTTTATCCATCTATTACAAATAGAAAAATTTACAAATATAATAATTTTTCTATTGGAATAAGTGATTCTTTAGTTGGTGCAGCAAATACAGAATTAAATTTTGGTAATATTGCAAAAATAGAGTATGTAAATACTATTATACCTGAAAATGATGTTACCCCTATTTCTTTACCTGGAATATCTACTGATCAACGTGCTTGTAAATTACTTATTGCAATTTCTGATACTGAAAACTCATATTATCAATTTAATGAATTAAGTATTCTTCATAATGATGAAGATGTTTTGATTAATGATTTTGGAGATTTAAATAATTTGAATTATGAACAAAATTATTCATCAGGTATTGTAACTTTTAGTGCATCTCTTGAAAGTAATAATTTATCATTACTTCTACATCCAAATGTTGGAATAGGTACTTCTTTATTTGTAAATGCTACTATTACTTCAATAGGAACTACTGGGGTAACAGGAGATAATTTAATAATTTTGGGAAATATATTTAATTCAAAATTTATTTCAACTTCTATGACTGGTGGTATTCCAGAAAATAAATTAATTTTTACTCACTCAAGTAGATACAGCACTACTTATAGTAATATTTTAATACACGATAAGACTAATAATGAATTTGAATTTATTGAAATGAATACTCTATTAAATAATTCTAGACAAGAATCTTTAGTTGTTGAATATGGAGTATTAAATTTTAATACTTCTATTGGAGAATTTAATTCAGAAATTGATAATATTTCAGGAAACTTTGAATTATATTTCACTCCTTATCAAGATATTGATTATGATTTAAGAATATTAACAACCATTGTAGGACTTACCAACCAAGACGGAGCCATTACTATATGAGTAATATTACTTTTTCATCTTCTTCTGGAGAATATAGAGATCCAACACTCGGAGAGGTAAATTCTTTTCTATTAACTTATAATAATGAATTAATATTTGAACGTCCTATTGAATCTCAGAACATTGCGGTAGTAAGAATACCTTCAAATACAATAAGAATAGTTAATCACTTTTATTCTTCTGGAGAAGAATTGGAGTATCAATATTCTATTGAAAATGGAGATATTCCAATATCAATTGAACCTACTGTTATCTCTGGCGTAACTACTTCATATCTTCCAAAAACATTTTATGTAATTAAAGTTTCTGCTATTGATATTAGAGTTGCTGCAACAGCAGAAGATGCTCTTTCTGACCCACCTGTTCCATTAAGAATAACATCTTTAGGATTTGGTCAACATAAATTTTTATCTAAAAATCAAAATAAAAAGTGTTTAATTGCATTAGATAATGTATCTCAATCTCCAATTATATCTACTGGATTGACAAGTTTTATTGAAGATGATATTGGAAGTGCAGAAACTGTTTTTAAAATCAATGACACTTCAGATTTTAATGGGGGTAGTATTATAAAAATTGATAATGAATATATGAGGGTCTTTACAGTAGGTATAGGAACAACTGAAAATACTAAAATAAAAGTTGAAAGACCAATATTAGGAACTACTGCCGAACCACATTCTATTGGTTCTACAATCACAATTGTTCAAGGAAACTATAATATAATTGATAATATTATTTATTTTGCATCTGCTCCTTATGGCAATGATTTAAACAGATTGGACCAAAATGTTTCTGGATCTGATTTAGAATATACAAATCTAGACTCTAGATCAAGATTTAGTGGAAGAGTATTTTTACGATCAGGAATTCCACTCGGAACAGAAGAAGCATATAAATCAAATCATTTATTTGATTCTCTTTCAGAGAACTTTGATGGTTACGAAAGAACATTTACATTAACAGAAAATGGTGAGTCTGTAAGTGGAATATCTACTGATAATGCTATTGTTTTAATTAATGATATAAATCAAATCCCATCAAGAACGACAGGCATTCAAATAAATAATGATTTTTTTCTTGAAGAAAATGCTGGAATAACTTCAATTACTTTTGTTGGAACTGCAGCATCAGTTTCTTATGATGTTAATACTTCACAGTTGCCTAGAGGTGGCATAATCTTTTCAGTTGGTTCTACTGAAGGATTTGGATATCAACCAACAGTTTCTGCTGGGGGAACTGCATTAGTTTCATTGGCGGGAACAATACAATCTATTAGTATTGGCAATAGTGGATCAGGTTATCGTCCTGGAATTCAAACTTCAGTAAAAGTTGGAGTTAAAACACAAAGTAGTTTTATTGAATATGTTGGAATAGCATCAATTCAAAATGGTAGTGTTGTTGGTGTAAGCATAACGAATCCAGGTTCAGGTTACAGCATACTAAATCCACCTAACGTAGTTTTTGATCTTCCATTAGAATATTGGAGTTTACCTTTAAAATATAGTTCTTTTTCTCAACCTGGGGTTGGAACTGAAGCAACTATTGATATAGTGGTCGGTCAAGGATCAAGTGTTATAAAATATGATATCAGAAATCTTGGATTTGGATACAAATCAGGAGACATTCTAACAGTAAATATTGGAGGTCAAACTGGAATACCAACAAATACTTCTTTATCATTTAAAGAATTTCAAGTTTATGTTACAGAAGTAAAAAATGATGAATTCAATGCTTGGTCAATAGGACAATTACAGGTAATAGACAATATTGATAATTTATTTGATGGAGAAAGAAAAGTATTTCCAATATCAATTAATGGGAATAGAACGTCCATTAGACCAAGAATGGGATTTGATATAGATATAGCAGCAAATCTAATTATTACACTTAATAATGTTTTACAAGTTCCTAAAAAGTCATATGATATAAGAGGTGGGAGTCTAATTACCTTTACAGAACCTCCAAGAGAAGGTGATAAATGTAGAATATTATTCTATAGAGGAACTAAAGACGTAGATACTAGAGATAAAGATATTTTAGAAACTATTAAAGAGGGTGATATTGTTAGAATTTACGATAGATCTAGAGATTTGGATCAAGTATCTAGAAGTGTTGAAGAAGTATTAACTTCAGATACTATAAGAACAAATATTTATGGTGGACAAGGTATAACAAGAAATCAAGATTTAAGAAGACCTTTAATATGGTGTCGTCAAACCGATGATAAGTTTATTAATGGAAAAGAGGTAACTAAGGATAGAATAATCTATGAACCATTGATTTATCCAGAAACTTATTTAATTCAATCGGTAAGTTCTTCAAGTACTGTGTTCTTTGTTGAAAATATTAAAACATTTTTTGATAGTTCAAATGAATTTCAATTATCAAAAGATTTTCAAGATGAAATTTTATTATTATCACAAAAAGAAACTAGACCTGGAATTGCAACTGCAGTAATAGTTTCTGGTGAAGTTGATGATATATTAATTGTAGATTCTGGTATTGGATATACAACTAGTCCTTCAATTATAGTTTCTTCTCCAGTTGGAAATGGATCTACTTGTATTGCCACAACAAACATAAATTTAAATGGAGAAATTACTTCTTTTAATATAATAAATCCAGGGACAGGATATACTTCAAGTGAACCTCCAATTGTAATTATTGAAGAACCTTCTTTCTTTTATGAAATAGTTGATGGGGTTGAATATGAAGGAGATTTTGGAACTATTGTAGGAGTCGGAACAACTACAATTACTGGAACCCTCGGACTTATTTTTGATTTTTCAATTCCTATAGATTCTTATATTAGACAACAATTAACTGATAGAGTAGGAATAGCAACTACTGGAATTAGTGGAATAAAAACTGATTATTATTTTAAAGTCTCTAATTCAAATCTTGGAACTAATATAAATTCTCTGAGGACTGATAATTCTTCCATTGGAATTAGTACTAATTTTATAGATAATGTGTATCAGGTTTATGATTATGATATTAAATTAAAAAATATTCCAGGAATAGGAGTTACTTATATTAATTCAGTTTTAGTAAAAGTATCAAATATAGATAGTATTGCTGGATCATCTACTACGGGTTACTATGGAGATTATAGTTGGGGCAAAATTTATACTTCCAGAAGAAGATCTCCAAAACAATTTGATTCATATCCAGTTGGAATAACTTCTTCGACTATTGTTAGAAGATATAATCCACTTAAATATTTAAATTATTTTGCATAAATAGATAAAAAAGTAAAATGCCTGCTATAATAACAGATCAATTAAGAATATCAAAGACAAAGGATTTTGTTAATAGATTTTCTTCTGAAAATGAATCATATTATGTTTTTGTAGGACTTCCGAATTCATCTGAGTATGATTTAGAATGGAATGATAGTCCTCCTTCCCCAAGAGATTGTTTTGATGATGAAAGTGATTATTGGGATTCAATGATTGCTTTAAAACGAGTTAAAGAAGAAGATGTAAAGCAATGTATTAGAAAAATTACTTGGGAAAGTGGTGTTACCTTTGATATGTATAGACATGATGTAAATAGAAATAATGTTGCTAATACTTCTGGAGCAACAAGTTTATATTCTTCTAATTTTTATGTTTTGAATAGTGAATATAAGGTTTATATTTGCTTGAATAATGGAACAACACCGGAAAATCCAAATGGAAGACCTTCTCTAGATGAGCCAATTTTTACTGATTTAGAACCAAGATCTGCTGGAGATAGTGGAGATGGGTATATTTGGAAATATCTTTTTACGGTTAATCCTTCTGATATTATTAGATTTGATAGTACTAATTTCATTCCTGTTCCTAAAAATTGGGGATTAGACACTCAAACATCTTTGATTAAAAATAATGCGATAACAAGTGGACAATTAAAAACAATCCTTATAGAAAATAGAGGAATAAATTTAGGCCCTAGAAATAGAATTTATACTAATGTTCCTATAAAAGGAGATGGAACTGGAGCAACTGCAGTAATATTAGTCGATAATGATTCAAAAGTACAATCAATAACTGTATCAAGTGGTGGATCTGGATATACATATGGAACTGTGGATTTAGAAAACAGTGGTATACCAGTTTCTGCAAATACTATTTTACCAACTTTTAAAGTAATTATTCCTCCAAAAGGTGGGCATGGATTTGACATTGATAGGGAACTTGGATCGTATTATGCTATGATCTACTCTAAAATTGAAAATGATACTGAAAATCCCGATTTCATCATTGGAAATGAAATTTCTAGAATAGGTATAGTTCAAAATCCAGAACAATATGGGTCAGATTCAATTTTATCCTTAGAAAAAGCAAGTGCATTAAATGCTTTAAAGCTTGTTGGTATAGAAAATCCTGATGATTTTAAAAATGCAAGATTTACTTCAGATTCTTTAGTAACTCAAACAATTGGAACGGGAGTTACATCTGTTGGAAAGGTGATTTCTTACGATCAAAATACTGGAGTACTAAAATATTGGCAGGATAGATCTTTATATGGATTTAACTATGATGGAAGCGGAAATACATCTCCAACATATGGATTACAATTAAATAATTTTACATCAACTCCAGGACAAGGTGGTTCTTTAACAATTGAGGGTGGATCTATTAATTTACAAATTGATACTAGTTATGGATCCAGTACAAATCCAGGTATTACTACAGTAATAAATAATAAGACATATCAACTTGGTCAATTTTTTATAAATGGAATATCAGTGCCAGAAGTCAAAAAAAATTCTGGTAATGTCATTTATGTAGACCATAGACCTTCTATTACTAGGTCACAAAACCAAAGAGAGAATATCAAAATCGTTTTGCAATTCTAAAGAATTATGCCACAGGAAACTAACCTTAACGTATCTCCTTATTTTGATGATTTTGATCAAAATAAGAACTATTATAAAGTTCTTTTTAAACCTGGATATCCAGTTCAGGCTAGAGAATTAACTACTTTACAGTCAATATTACAAAATCAAATAGAAAGATTTGGTGATCATATATTTAAAGAAGGTGCTAAAGTAATTCCTGGGCAAACTAGTTATAATAACTTTTATAATGCAGTAGAACTTAATAATGAGTTTTTGGGAATTAATGTATCTTCTTATATTAATGCTTTTATTGGAATTAAAGTAAAAGGGGAAAGATCAGGGATATCTGCAGTTATTAATAAAGTTTTAACTTCAAATGAGTCTGAAAGAGGAAATGTCACAATATATGTCAGTTATTTAAATGCAAATACTCAAAATAATGAAAGTTTCTTTTTTGAGGATGGTGAAAATTTATTAGTTGAAGAAAGTATAGTCACTTCAACTAATGCTTTTCTTGCTGGAGAATCTTTTGCTTCAACTATTTCATTGAATGCAAACTCTTTTGGATCTTCATTTACTGTGTCCAATGGAGTTTATTATCTTAGAGGACATTTTGTAACTGTTCCTACTCAGACTATAATTTTAGATCAATATACAAACATACCAGATTATAGAATTGGATTTACTGTAGTAGAAGAAATTATAACATCTTCTTTTGATGAAACTCTAACTGATAATGCTAAAGGATTTAATAACTATGCTGCACCTGGAGCAGATAGATTAAAAATTACAGCAATTTTAGATAAAAGAACATTAGACGACAATAATAGTCAAAATTTTGTAGAAATTGCAAGAGTACAAGGTGGCATTATAAGAGATACTCCAAATGATACTCTTTATAATCTTATTAATGATAAATTTGCAAAAAGAACATTTGAAGAATCTGGAGATTACTATGTAAAAAGATTCCAAGTTAGTTGTGAAGATTCATTAAATGATAATCTAGGTAATAATGGAATATTTGTCGAAGGAAAAAGAACATATGATGGAAACATAGCAAACGAAGATCTTGCTGTATATAAGATATCTCCAGGAAAGGCATATGTTAGAGGTTATGAAGTTGAGGTAAATTCACCTACATTTTTAGACATACCTAAACCAAGAACTACTAAGAATTCTGGAGATGAATCAGTTTTATACTATACTGGTCCAACATTGGCAATTAACAGAGTTACTGGAGCACCAACTATAGGTATTGGTAATTCTTATATAATTAGTTTAAGAGATAGTAGAATAGGAGATATAAACACTTCTGCTGCAGGAGAAGAAATTGGAGTAGCAAGAGTATTTGATTTTGCATTAGAAGAGGGTTCATATAATACAGCATCACTAGGTCTTAATAGATGGGATGTGTCTTTATATGATATTCAAACATACACAAAAATTGCATTAAATCAACCAATAACTTTAACTACTCCTACCTATGTGATAGGAAATTCAAGTGGTGCTACTGGTTATTTAAAAGATAATGTTTCTAATTCAAATTTAATTACTTTATATAATACAAATGGTAAATTTTTAAGAAATGAATCTTTTACATTTGATGGAATAAGAAATAGTAGAGTTGCAACAGCAGTAACTTCTTACAATATTTCAGATATTAAATCAATCTACTCTGATGATTCATCTTATACTTTTAATGGTGATACTATACAAACTAACTTTTATAGTATTGGAATTTGTTCAATAACTACTGAATCATCCGGAATTTCTACCGTTATAATTCCTGGATCAGATTATCTAGATAATCTAAAAGTAAATGATGTTATAAGTTTTACAAATTCATCTACATCTGCAATAAAAAATTACGCAAAAATTACAGAATTATCAACTAATGATATATCAACATTTGTAAAAATTGTTGGAGTAACAACTGTTTTTGGCGTTTGTGAAGGAAGACTTCCAACATCAAATATTTCAGTTACTGATTTAACTGTATTAACAACAAATTATTTGCAGGGGTCTAATAATTTCTTATATGCTCCATTATCAAAACAAAATGTATCTGATGTTAATTTAACAGATTCAAACTTAAGTATCAGAAAACAATATACTGTAAATATTACAGGTAATGCTACAGAAACTATTCTTGCAGATACAAATGAATCTTTCTTGCCTTATGATGAAGAAAGATATTCTTTATTTACATCTAATGGAACTTTAGAACCATTATCTGAAGATAAAGTTCAAATTTCTGCTGATGGAAGGCAATTACAAATTAAAGGATTGAATACTTCTAGTAGCACGGGAGCAAATTTAATTGCAACATTAAGAAAAATTAATGTAAAATCAAAGATAAAGAAAAAGACAAGAGTTAAAACTTTAGTAGTAGACAAATCCACTGTCACTACTTCCGGAATTGGAACTACCACAAGAAATGATGGGTTGCAATTTGGAAATTATCCATATGGAACAAGAGTTCAAGATAAAGAAATATCATTAAATGTTCCCGATATAATAAAAGTTTATGGTATTTTTGAGTCTTTAGATCTTTCTACTCCATCAGCACCAAATGCTGTTTTATCTGCGATAGCAAGTCCTAATTCATCTACAGTTGATTTAGTCATTGGGGAAAAAATTATAGGTAGAAGCAGTAATTCTATTGCAATACTTGCAGAATTGCCATCATCTAATCAAATTACGTTTGTTTATCAAAATGATTCAACATTTGCAATTGGTGAAATAATAGAATTTAAAGAATCTGGAGTAGTTGCAACAATAAGTTCTTTAGAAACTCCGAGTAAAAATATAACAAAATCTTTTACTTTTGATAATGGACAAAGGGATACATTTTATGATTATGGAAGAATTATTAGAAATGAAGGAATTTTAGAACCTCAGAAAAAAATAAAAATATACTTTGAATATGCATATTATGATTCACAAGATGATGGAGATATTACAACTGCAAATTCCTATCAATTATTTGATTATAAGAATGAAATTTCTTATCATAATGGATATAGAGTGACTGATATTATTGATATAAGACCTAGAGTTTCAGATTATTCAGTTTCATTAAATGCAAGATCTCCATTTGAATTTGAAGGAAGGCAATTTAATCAGCAAGGAAATAGTTCAACTAACATTTTAGCCTCTGATGAATCTATACTTTTAAACTATAATTTTTATCTACCAAGAATAGATAGAATATTTGTTAATAGAAATGGAGAATTTATCGTTAAATCTGGAATTCCTGATGAAAATCCAAAAAAACCACAACCAGTAGATGAGTCCTTAGAAATAGCAAATATATTTCTTCCTCCATATCTTTATGATACTAAAAAGGCATCAATAACATCATTTGATTATAAGAGATATCAAATGTCAGATATCTCAAAACTTGAAAATAGAATTAAAAACCTAGAATATTACACAACATTATCATTATTAGAATCCGAAACCTCAAATCTACAAATTCTAGATTCTTCTGGTCTTAATAGATTTAAATCTGGATTTTTTGTTGATAATTTTAGTTCTTTGTCTACACAGGAAGATAGAATTGGAATTAGAAATTCTATAGATCCATTTTTTAACATATTAAGACCATCTCATTATACTACTTCAATTGATCTTTTACTTGCAACAAAGAGTGGTCTTGGAATTGGTTCTACTACAAATGAGGATCTTCAGAATATATCAAGTGAAGACATAATTGGATCTAACATAAGAAAATCTGGTGACATTATAACATTAACTTACACTGATAAAGAATTTATTAAGCAACCTTATGCAACTAGAATTGAAAATGTTCAGCCATATATTCTAACTTTTTGGGAAGGTGATATTAAACTCAATCCTTCTTCTGATATATGGATAGATACGGTTAGATTAGATGCGTTGACAATTCAAATGGAAGGAAATTATTTGTCAACATTAAATCAATTAACATTGACAGAGGGTGTAAACCCACAAACTGGATTAGGTCCAGTTATTTGGGGATCTTGGACTTTGCTTGGATATGGAGAACCAAGATGGGCTGATGCTAGATCGAAAAAGGCTGGAGGAACAGATGAATCTGCAGCACTCAGAAATGAGTTTTATGCAGAGAAAGAATCTAATCCATCTAAATTTACTTGGGTGGGATCATCTATACCTTTATATACACAAGGAGTAATACCAACAACAGGATTATATGTTCAAGTTGTAGATGCTTTATACGGAAGAAGTGCCACACAATTACAAGTAACTGAAACTTTTGAAACAGAATCTTTAGGAGATTCGGTAGTTTCTATAGATATACAACCATATATAAGATCAAGAAATGTAGAGTTTAGAGCAGATAAGTTAAAACCAAATACTAAACTCTATGCATTTTTTGATGGAGTTGATGTAACAAATGATTGTTTTCCAAAATTAATTCAAATAATAATGAATTCTGGAACATTTGTTGTAGGAGAAACGGTTGATATTAAAATATCAGGACAATCTTCTATTTTAGGTTCTTTTAGATTAGCAACTCCAAATCATAAAAAAGGAAAATTTAATTCTCCATCTCAAACATTTACTGAAAATCCTTATAGTATAGGGCAAGTTATCCCTCCATCATATTCTTCAACTTCTACATTATTGAATGTTGATACTGCATCAATGTCATTGATGTCTGATACTTCATACTATGGATTAATTAAAAAAGATTATATTTTAGTTGGAAGAACTAGTAAGGCAATTGCAAAGGTTAGTAATGTCTCACTAGTTAGTGATAAGTTTGGAGATATTATCGGATCTTTCTTTATTCCTAATCCAAATATTATTCAAAATTACAAGTTTAAATCTGGAATTAGATCATTTAGATTAACCAGTGATAGTGATAATACTTTTATTCCCGGATCTGGAGGAACTGCTTCTGAAACTAATTATTTTGCTGAAGGGAAAACCCAGAAAATTCAAGAAAAAATTCTTTCAATAAGAAATGCAAAAGTCACATCAATAGCAGTAGGAAGTGAAACTAAAACAGAAACAGAATTTACTGGACTTTATGTCGATCCCCTTGCTCAATCTTTTGCTTGTGATGAACCTAGTGGAGTATATTTGACTAAAATTGATGTATATTTCCAATCTAAAGATCCTTCTATACCAGTATCTTGTCAGATTAGGACTATGGATTTGGGAACTCCTACTCAAACAATATTACCTTTTAGTGAAGTTACTTTAATCCCAGACCAAGTTAATATTTCTGATGATGCATCTATTCCAACTACTTTTGAGTTTGAAAGTCCAGTTTATATAGAAGGAAGTCAAGAGTATGCAATTGTATTACTTTCCAATTCAACTTCATATTTTGTTTGGATTTCATCTATATTAGGAAGAGATCCTGAAGGTGATGATGAAGGTGAATTTATACCTCCAACAGACACTTTGACAGGGGAAAGAATTACTACCCAACCAATACTAGGATCATTATTTAAATCACAAAATGCTTCAACTTGGACTCCAAGTCAATATGAAGATTTAAAGTTTACCTTATATCGCGCTGAATTTAGTATTAATCCTGGAACAATTAATTTCTATAATCCCCAACTAACTAAAGGAAATTCTCAAATCCCAACGTTAACAAATAATCCTCTAGATTTTATCTCAAGAAAAATAAGAGTAGGTTTATCAAATACAATAACAGAATCTGATTCCAATTTCCCAGTTGGAAGTACAGTTTTTCAATCAAGTAGTAGTGCCTTTGGAACTTATGCTGGTAAGGTTGGTCTTGCTACAGGAGGAACTGCACCAGGAGGTTCTGGGATTAATATAGTTAATCCTGGAATAGGTTATACTCCTTCCAGTGGATCTTTGTTATACTCAAACGTTCCACTATTATCAATCACTGGATCTGGAAATGGTGCTACTGCAAATATTACTATTACAGATGGCGTTGCTGTAGGTGCTACGATAGTTATGGGGGGATATGGATATCAAGTTGGTGATGTATTAACCGTAAATAGTTTAGGAATAGATAATCTTGGAAGAAATTTAAGAATTTCTGTAGGAATAGTAAGTTCTTTCAACGAAATTATTTTGGAAGATGTTCAAGGAGAATTTAATACTGGAGTTGGAATAGGAAATACCCTCCAATTTTTTAACTCATCTGGAAACTTAGTTCAGTTAAATTCTGGCAGTGGAGGAAATATTACTCCAATTTCTCCAATTATTATTGAGAACGATGGATTACATTTTAGAGTAAGACATTTAAATCACGGAATGCATTCTACATTAAATTATGTTGAATTAAGTGGAGTGACTCCAGATGTACCTCCATCAAAAATAAACTCTGATTTATCAAGTGTATTTGTTGGATCTTTAAGTGTAACTAATTCTGGTAATTTCTCAACCTTTGAAGGACTTAATGTATCTCCAACAAATCCAGGTTATGCAATAATTGATGGAGAAATTATTAAATACACTAGTATTAGTAATAACTCTTTAAATATTACTCAAAGAGGAATAGATAATACTATTATTTCTCCTCATTCTACAGATAGTGAAATTAGAAAATATGAAATAAATGGAGTTTCTTTATTGAGAATAAATAAAACTCATAGATTAGAAGATGCAACTATTGATAATGCAATTGGACTAGATTATTATACCCTAAGATTAAGTCAAGAAGAATTTATAAGTGAAGATTCTACTCTAGAAATTACTAATAGAACTCCTTCTTCTAGTTTAAAACCTGCTCTGTATTTCAGAGACAGTAAATTTGATGGTGGAATTGATGTTTCTTGTACTCAAAATATGCAATTTGAATTACTTACTCCATTAATTGAAACTTTCACTCCAGGATCTACTAACATATCAAGTCAAGTTAGAACCGTTAGTGGGAAAAGTATTTCTGGAAATGAAGAGTCTTTTGTTGATCAAGGATTTAGTCCAATTAGTCTTGGTGTTTATAATTACTTCTCAACTCCAAGACTAGTTTGTTCTTCTGTGAATGAACGTAATTTATTGACAGAGTTGCCTGGTAATAAATCTCTTAATGTATTACTAACTCTATCCTCAGCAGATTCAAGATTATCCCCATGTATTGATTTAACAAGAACTAGTGTTATTACTACGACTAACAGAGTCAATAAAATAGTTGGTGATGATGAATATCCCGGTGATAATAGAGTAAATTCTTTGGTTAGAGATCAAAATGCATTTCTATATGTATCGAAATCTATAAGATTACAAAATCCAGCAACATCTTTAAAACTTTATGTTTCTGCCGACATTAATATCTACTCCGATATTAGAGCACTTTTCTCTATAAGTAATGAGGCAAATTCTGATCCTGTTTTTGAATTATTCCCAGGATATAATAATTTAAATAATCTACTTGAAACTATAAATCCTGAAGATAGTGATGGTAGACCAGACATATTTACTGAAAAAAATTCTATTTTAGACTTTGAAACCAATAATTTTGTAGAATATGAATTTACCTCAAATAATCTACCATCATTTACTTATTATAGGATAAAATTAATTATGACTTCTACTAATCAATCATATGTTCCTCAATTAAAGGACATTAGGGCAATTGCTTTAGCATAATTATGTCAGATTTAATTCCGATAAAAGATCAACTGGGTCTTTTAAGAGACCCATATACTAACTCTATTGTAAATACTAGTAAGTCTCAATATAATAACTATTTGAGATTAAAGGAACAAAAACGAAAAGAAAAAGAAAATCATGTCAATCTTGAGGAAGAAGTTTTAAAGTTAAAAGATGATATTAATGAAATTAAAGATTTATTGAGGAGAATTTTAAATGAATCCAAATGATATTATTCTTGAAGATGTCAATAAAATGTTTGAGTATGAAAAAATCTCAAGAGATATAGATAATATAGATAATATAGATATGGTTAGAAATTTTGCAAAATCTTTTGCAAGACTATATTTAAAACAGCAAGAAGTTGTATCTAAACTCTAATGGCACAACCATCAACTCGACAAGAATTAATAGATTATTGCCTAAGAAAATTAGGTGCTCCTGTTCTTGAGATAAATATTGCTCAAGAGCAAATAGAAGATCTTGTAGATGATGCTATTCAATTATTTCAAGAAAGGCATTTTGATGGAGTATATCAAACTTTTCTTAAATATGAAGTAACTCAAGAAGATATTGATAGAGGAAGATCTAAAACTTATAATTCAGTTGGAGTTACTACCTCTACAGTTTCTGTAAATATAACAGGAACTCCAACTGATTTTAATTATTATGAAACTGGAAATTATTTACCAATACCTTCTCACGTAATTGGTGTTAACAAAATATTTCAATTTGAAGGATCTAATACACTTTCAAGTGGTATGTTTAGTATAAAATATCAGTTATTTTTAAATGATATTTACTATTGGGGGTCTATTGATCTTTTAACTTATTCAATGGTAAAAACTTATCTTGAAGATTTAAATTGGTTGTTAACAACTCAAAAACAAATTAGATTTAATAAAAGACAAGATAGGTTATATTTAGATATTGATTGGGGATCATTAAGAGCAGGAGAAATTTTAATTATCGATTGTTATAGAATGATGGATCCAAATGATTTTTCAAAAGTTTGGAATGATTCATTTTTAAAGGAATATTTAACTGCTTTAATTAAAAAACAATGGGGGCAAAATTTAATTAAGTTTCAAGGAGTAAAACTTCCTGGAGGAGTGGAATTAAATGGTAGACAACTTTATGATGATGGTCAAAGAGAAATAGACATTATAATTGAGAAAATGTTCTTAACATATGAACTTCCACCTCTTGATATGATCGGATAAAAATATGTTAAATCCATTTTTTCTTCAAGGTTCTCCAACTGAACAAGGTCTTCTACAAGATCTAATTAACGAACATTTAAGAATGTATGGAGTTGATGTTTATTATCTTCCAAGAAGATATGTAACTGAAAAGACAGTTATAAAAGAAGTAATAGAATCTCATTTTAATTTTGCATATCCAATAGAAGCATATGTAGATTCATATGAAGGATATGGTGGGCAAGGAACCGTTCTTTCAAAATTTGGTATTCAGGAGTTAGATGATCTAAATTTAATAATTTCTAAAGAAAGATATGATACTTACATATCAGTATTGATTCAAAATATTCCAGACATAAAACTATCAAAAAGACCTAAAGAAGGTGATTTAATTTATTTTCCATTTGGAAATAGATTATTTGAAATTAAATATGTTGAGCATGAAAAACCATTCTATCAATTAAGAAAGAATTATGTTTATGAATTAAGATGTGAACTGTTTAGATATCAGAATGAAATTATTGATACTGGTATTGATTTCATTGATAATCCTGATGGAGGTGGATATGATGGCGATGGAACTGGAGATGATATAATTGATAGACCACAATTCTCAGTAACACAAACCCTACAGATGGTAGGATTTGGATCAACTGCATCTGCATCAACTAATATTGTAAATGGTGGTGTTAGATTTGTAACAATTACAAATAGAGGATCAGGATATAAAAATGCTCCAAGTGTATCTTTTTCATCTGCACCTTTTGGAGGAGTAACTGCTACCGGAATAGCAACAATGCTAGGTGGTATTGTAGATTTATGCGAACCAAATGAAACTTTACTTAGAGTACAAGGAGTTCAATTAACAAATCCTGGATTTGGTTATACTATTGCTCCAAAAATTTCATTCACTGGAGGAAGTGGATCTGGAGCACAAGCAGTAGCAACTATAGGAGATGGTATAGTTGGAATTATTACAGTTACTAATTCTGGTTCTGGATATTTGGTCCCACCTCCAGTTAGTTTTGTTGGAATCTCTTCAGTTCCGGCACAAGCAGTTTCAGTAATTAATGGATCTGGATCTGTAACGCAAATAAGGATAATAAATTCAGGACTAGGATATACTTCAGCACCTCAAATTATTATTGGTGCCCCTAATATTATAGTTGGATTAGGAACTTACATATACAATGAGGTTGTTACTGGAAGTATTAGTAGTATTAGTGCAAGAGTTAAATCGTGGAATTCAGTAACAAAAATATTAGAAGTTTCAAATGCAACAGGTGTCTTTGTTCCTGGGGAAATTATAACCGGAGAAACATCAAATGCTAGTTATGGTATAAGATTTTTTAATTTAAATAATTTAAATGATAATTATGGGCAAAATAATATTATTCAAGACGAAGGTAATAAAATTTTAGATTTTGATGAAAAAAATCCTTTTGGAATTCCGTAATTTGTTAAATATATCAAATAGGTAAGAAAAATGTTTGAGTACTTTTATCACGAAATATTTAGAAAAACAATCATAGGATTTGGTTCATTATTCAATGATATAACCATTAAACAATCTAACGATCAAGGTCAAACAACTTCTATAATGAAAGTTCCTCTTGCGTATGGTCCCACCCAAAAGTTTTTAGCAAGAATAGAACAACAGCCAAATTTAAATAGTCCTGTTCAAATAACGTTGCCAAGAATGTCATTTGAATTTAACGGATTATCTTACGATCAGTCAAGAAAATTAACAACTACACAAAGTTTTTTATCTAAATCAGTAACAGATTCAACTGATATAAAGAAAACTTATATGCCAGTTCCATATAATATGGATTTTGAGTTAAATATATTTACTAAGTTCAATGATGATATGCTTCAAATTGTTGAACAAATTTTACCGTACTTTCAACCTTCATATACATTATCAATAAATTTAATTGAAACAATAGGAGAAAAAAGAGATATTCCTATTATATTAAATAGTATTTTAATGCAAGATGATTATGAAGGGGATTTTACTACAAGAAGAGCTTTAATATATACTCTAAAATTTACTGCTAAAGTTTACTTATTTGGACCAGTACTCAGTGGAGTATCTAAAGATATTATCAAAAAAGTTTCTCTTGGATTTGTTTCTGGAGACACTAAATCTACATCAAGAGATCTTACTTATTCTATTGAACCAGTAGCAACAAAAAGTTATAGTGATCAATCTACTACTATATTGAGTGATGATGTTGATATTGATTCAACAATTATAGAAGTACAAAATGCTTCTAATATACCAGAAAAATCTTATTTCACTATAAATAATGAGACTTTATATGTTTCCAGTAAAAATGGAAATATTCTTAATGTTATTAGAGGTTCTTATGGAACTCCAATAACAAGTCACGTTTCTGGAACTGAGGTTAAAGTAATCACAGAACAGGATAATGATCTAATACAAATTGGAGATGATTTTGGGTTTAGTGGTTTAGATTTTAGTTAAATTTATGACTAAGAAATTTGATAAGTTAAATGAAGTGTTCAATGTTTCAAGTGAAATTGTGTCAAAAGATTTGGATTTTTCTAATTTAGAAAAAGTTGATTCTGAAAGAGATTCTAAATCTTTACTCAGTGATATAAAGAAAGATTATGAATACTCTAGAGGAAATTTTTATTCTATAATTGAAAAGGGGCAAGAAGCAATCAATAGTATTCTAGAACTTGCACAAGAAACCGAGTCTCCGAGAGCATATGAAGTGGTTGGACAATTAATTAAGAATGTTTCTGATGCAACAGATAAATTGATGGAACTACAAAAAAAATTAAAAGATATAGAAGAAGTTAAGCAATCTAGTGGTCCTACTAATGTGACAAATGCTTTGTTTGTTGGTTCTACTGCTGAATTATCAAAATTATTAAAAAATAAATTAAATCCAGAAGAAAAGTAAATATGTTAGATCGAGCAGTATTAGAACTAAAGAAAAAATTATTAGAATTAGATAATATTTCTTATGATTCTATTGATAATTTAATGAGAAAAATTATGAAATCTCATAATGTCACTGCTAAAGAACTTCACAATTCTTTTAAAAATAAATATAAAAAGATACCAGACGATTGGATTAAGGGGAAAATGAAAAAAATTCACGAAGACCATAAAGAAATTTCATCTGGGCAAAAATCAGATGATGAAGGTTATATGGCAAGAAATGAATTGGATTCAATTGAGAAAGCAGTTCAAAATCTTAGAAAATCTATAAAGTCTGGTAAGCAACAACTCCCCGCTTGGGTTCAATCAAAAATCACAAAAGCAGCAGATTATATTGATACTGCAGCAGAGTATCTTCAAAGTGATGAAAAGGTTGAAGAACAAATAAGTCATACTATTGACCCCAAATCTCATAGAACAACTCAAAAACAAGCAAAAATAAGAGGTCTAACTAAAAGTCCAAATCCAAATGAAGCAAATGTTGCTAAGTCAAAATTAAAAGGTCCTTCTCTTCCATTTAAAGAAGAAATTTCTTTGGTTGAAAAAATTCTTGGAGAAGAAAAGTGTGGAAAAGGAATGTATTGGTGTAATACAGATAAAGTATGCAAACCTCTTCCTGAAGGAATGAAGGTCCCTGGGCAAAAAATTAAACCAACTGAAGTTGGAATAGGTAAACCAGTTGGAGAATCATGTGCTCATACCGGAAAAGGTGAACCTTGCCCTGTTCATGGAAAACATAAATGTCCAATGTCAGAAGAAAAGGATCCAAAGGGTCCAACAAAATCATATAAGTCACCAGAAGAACTTGCTAAAAAGCATGGGGTTTCTTTAGATCAAATCCATAAGCAAATTGAAATCGGAACAAAAGTTGAATTTGAACATACTTCAGATAAAAGTAAGGCAAGAATAACTGCCCTTCAGCATTTGGACGAACTTCCCAATTATTACAGTAAACTCAAAAAAATGGAAACTCAAAAAGAAAGTTCTATAGTAAGAGATGTAAATGGTAATTATTATGCTGAGTTTATTGATATTATTAAATCTGGATCTATAGAAGAAGAGAATCCTGGACTCTGGGCAAATATTCATAAACGTAGGGAAAAAGGTCTTCCCAAGAAAAAACCAGGACAAAAAGGATATCCAAAGACATTAGATATAGAGGAAGGAATTGAACAGGCAAGAGCAAATGTTGGGGCGAGCAAATGCTGGAAAGGTAAAAAATTAGGAAATCCAAAAACAAAAATAAAAGACGGAAAAGAAGTTCCAAATTGTGTAGAAGAAGCAGCAAGAATGCCTGCAAAAACAGGAAATAATGTTTTTGTAACTTTATCTTGGAGAGGCAAGTATTACACTATTCAAATATTTTTCCCACAAGCAAAAGTTCCTTCAAGAATTGAAATCTCTGATGAAATACAAAAAATTTACCCAGGATCTAGAGTAGTAATTCATAGAATTGCGGATTTCAAAGAAGGAGAACCTCTAATCTATGCATATAGAGGTGGTAGTGGTGCAAAAATGGGTCCCAACAAAAACTATGTAAAACCTATGGGTGAAGAGGTTGAAATATTTGAAGAAAAAAAGTAAATAAGGCAGAGATGCCTTGCAATAAACCCAAAGCACAAGCAGTTGGTGATTCTCAAACTGGAAAATCTCATGTAGTTAAAGCATGTGAAGATGGAAAAGAAAAAATCATTCGCTTTGGACAAAGAGGAGTAAAAGGATCGCCAAAGAAAAAGGGTGAATCTGAAGAATATGCAAACCGTCGTGAAAGATTTAAAGCAAGACATGCAAAAAATATAGCAAAAGGAAAAATGTCAGCTGCCTGGTGGTCTGACAAAATAAAGTGGTAATAAAAGTGAAGTGGTAATTATAATAAATAATTATAGTATTAAAAATATTAGTATGAATAAATTAATACATATAGAAAAAAGAGAAGATGGTAGATACTACAAACCTTGTCCGGAATGTGGAGAAATACAAAGTTATTTGAGAAGAAATTATGCATATGAAAGTTTGAGGTTGAATAAAACTTGCAAAAAATGCTCAAATAAAAAAGATTCTAATTGCAATAGAGGATGGTATAGAGGAATAAGAATTTCTTGGTTTAATATGTTTAAAACTTGTGCTGAAACGAGAGGTATACTCTGGGATATTACTATGGATGATATTGCCGATGTAATGGAAAAACAAAATTATAAATGTAGACTTACCAATTTAGACATTGAATTTCCAAAATCAGGACATCCTCAAAAATCCTTAGCATCCATAGATAGAATTGATAGTAAAAAGGGTTACATTAAAAATAATATTCAATTAGTATTGAAAGATATAAACATGATGAAACAAAGTTACTCTCAAGAACATTTTATAATGATGTGTAAGTATGTTGCAGAAAATATGAATATAAAAAATTATGTCTGAAGAACATTATTTGGGCAATCCTTTGCTCAAGAAAGCAAATACCAAAATTGAATTTACGGAAGAACAGGTTCTTGAGTGGATTAAATGCGCTCAAGATCCTGTTTATTTTGCAAAAAAATATATAAAAATTACAACCCTTGATCATGGATTAACAACTTTTGACATGTATCCTTTTCAGGAAAATATGGTAAAAACTTTTCATGAGAATAGATTTAGTATATGTAAATTACCTAGACAAAGTGGTAAAGCATTAAGTTTAGATACTCCTATTCCAACACCTAATGGTTGGACCACAATGGGAGATATTTCTGAAGGTGATAAAATATTATCACCTTCAGGAAAATCAGTTTCTGTTATTAAAAAAACAGAAACTATGTTTAATCACAATTGTTATAAATTTTATTTTGATAATGGTGAAGAAATAGTTGCAGATGCTGATCATTTATGGGAAGTGAATAGTTCTTATTGGTCTTCTGGTAAAAAAATTATCAATTCTGAAGAAATTGCAAAAATATACGAGAAGAAAAAAAATAATAAAAAAGGTTTTGGTGTTTGTGGTTCATATTACATAGAAATATCAAAACCTTTAGATAACTTTGTAACAGAAAAAGAATTACCAATTGATCCTTACCTTCTTGGAGTATGGTTAGGTGATGGTTATTCCGCAGATTCTAGAATTGTTTCACATAAAGATGATTTTAAATTTTATAAAGATAAAATAAAAATTGAATATTTACGAGAAGATAATAATTGCATTAGATTTAAGTGTGATGGATTGTATCAAAAATTAAAACAAAATAATTTATTAAAAAATAAACACATTCCTCAGATTTACTTAAGATCTTCATATAATTCTAGACTTGAGTTATTACGTGGGTTAATGGATACTGATGGATCATTAAAACCAAATACAAGATCTTTTGAATTTTATCAAAAAAATTATGAACTTACATTACAGTTTGTAGAATTACTTTCATCTTTAGGAATTAAATCAAGAATAAGAGTTAAAAAAATAAAAGATTGTTTATATCACACAGTTTCATTTACAACTGTAGAAAGAGTATTTAATCTTCCCAGAAAATATAATCTTATCAATAATAGTAGACCATTAAGACCACAAGATAAAAGAATATACATCCAAAAAATTGAAAAGGTCAATAGTGTTCCTGTTGCTTGTATTTCTGTAGATAGCGATGATCATTTATTCTTATGTGGTAGAACTTTTATACCAACTCACAATTCAACAACTGTAGTTTCATATCTTCTCCATTATGCGATATTTAATGATAATGTAAATATTGCTATTCTTGCAAACAAAGCAAACACTGCCAGAGACCTTCTAACCCGTCTTCAGACAGGATATGAGAATTTACCCAAGTGGTTGCAACAAGGGGTCTTATCGTGGAACAAGGGATCCTTAGAACTTGAAAATAAGTCCAAGATAACTGCAGCTTCTACTTCAGCATCTTCTATTCGAGGTGGTACTTATAATATTATTTTTTTGGACGAATTTGCATTCGTTCCAAATACAGTTGCTGATAACTTTTTTAGTTCTGTATATCCTGTAATTACTTCAGGTAAATCTTCTAAGGTTATAGTTGTAAGTACTCCTTATGGAATGAATCATTTTTATCGTCTTTGGGATGATGCTCAAAAAAATAGAAATGAGTATGTTCCAATTGAAGTTCATTGGACTGATGTTCCAGGAAGAGACGAAGAGTTTAAAAGAACTACCATAGCAAATACTTCAGAATCTCAGTGGAGACAAGAATTTGAATGTCTATTTTTGGGTTCCTCAGATACATTAATTTCCGGTCCTATATTAAATAGATTAATATTTGATAATCCAAAAACTTCAAGTGCAGGACTAGATGTTTATGAAGATCCCCAAGAAGATCATACATATGTTGTTACTGTAGATGTTGCTCGTGGAGTTGAAAAAGACTTTTCTGCATTTGTAGTAATTGATGTATCACAGTTTCCTCACAAGGTAGTAGCAAAATATAGAAATAATCAAATAAGACCAATACTGTTTCCAAACATAATTAAAGATGTGGCAAAATCATATAATAATGCATATATTTTATGTGAAGTTAATGATGTTGGAGATCAAGTGGCTGCAGGACTTCATTATGATTTAGAATATCCTAATCTTCTTATGAGTTCAATGAGGGGAAGGGCAGGACAAATTTTAGGTCAAGGATTTTCTGGTAAAAAAGTTCAACTTGGGGTAAAAATGTCCAAAACAACCAAAAAAGTTGGTTGTTTAAATTTAAAAACCTTAATAGAAGATAATAAATTGATTTTCAACGACTTTGAAATTATTAATGAACTTACTACCTTTATACAAAAAGCAAATTCTTTTGAGGCAGAAGAGGGAAGAAATGATGATTTAGTGATGTGTCTTGTAATGTATGCTTGGTTAATACTACAAGATTATTTTAAAGAATTAACTGATCAGGATATTAGAAAAAGAATTTATGAAGAACAAAAGAATCAAGTAGAGCAAGATATGTCTCCATTTGGGTTTATTATAGATGGAATAAATGAAGAAAATACTTTTATAGATAGTGATGGTGATAGATGGTATACTGATGAGTATGGGGATCGTTCATATATGTGGGAATATATAAGTTAGTCTTCTGTAATTTAAGTTTTTAATAAATATTTCTTAGATAAACTGAGACTAAGGAGAAAAAAATGGCGACTCCTCAATTATCTCCCGGTGTACTGATCCGTGAGGTTGACCTAACAGTAGGAAGAGCTGATAATGTTTTAGATAATATCGGAGCAATTGCGGGTCCTTTTGCAATTGGTCCAGTTGATGAACCTATTGATATAACCACAGAACAAGATTTAATTAATGTATTCGGAAGACCATCTTCAAAAGATGGACAATATGAATATTGGATGAGTGCTTCTTCATTTCTTTCTTATGGTGGAGTACTGAAAGTAGTAAGAACTGATGGAGAGGAACTAGTAAATGCGAATGCTATTCGCAATTCTTCAGGTATTTCTACTGCTGGAGAACCAGAATTAAAAATTAAAAATTTTGATGATTATGAAGCAAATTATGCCGATGATGTTGCAAACTATATTTTTGCTGCAAAAACTCCAGGTTCTTGGGCAAATAATTTAAAAGTTGCAATTATTGATGATAAAGCAGATCAGATTTTAGGCATAACAACTGAAACTGTATCCTTTACCGAAGTAATCAGTGATAGAAGTGGAATTTTAGTAGGAGGAGCAAGTACTGTTGCTATTTCTACAGCTTCTATCGTAGTTGGTCAAGAAATTAGATGTGATACCAATGGAACTCTTCCTCCAGGAACTACAGTTACTGGTATTGGAACTAATGGTACAATTTCAATTTCTAATTCATCATTACAATCAGTCGTTGTAAATAGTACTTTTGATTTTGGAGATATTACTGTAACTGGAGCAATACAAGTAGGATCAGCAGTTACAACAACCTTAACTAATGTTCCTTCAGCAGGAATTGGAACAACTACAGTATTTAATGGGTACTTAAAATCAATTGTTACTGGAGTAGGAAGTAGTTCAATTGATGTTAAGATTACTTCAGTGGTAGACTCTTTAGGAGTAGAAACACCTATAACCTATGCTCAAAGAGCACAATTAAGATCATTTAGACCTGGAAATATTATTAATATCTATGACTCTGATGTTTCGTCTTCAATTCCAGTAAGAAGTGAGACTCTTGGTTCTTCTGCTGGAGATATTTTAGATTGGTATGATGAGCAAATTATAACTCTAGAAAATAGTTTAATTTTCTGGAGGTCAATTGCTCCAAAACCAGGAACATCACAGTATGCAGCAGAAAGAAATTCAAGAAGTGATGAAATGCACATTGTTGTCATTGATGACACAGGTTCTGTTACTGGCATTCAAGGAAATCTCTTAGAAAAGCATATTGGACTTTCTAAAGCTGTAGATTCAATTTCAGCAGTAAATTCACCTCAAAAAAATTGGTGGAAAAATTATCTGTCAGTTTTTTCAGATTATGTATATGCAGGTGATAATCCTTCAGATGATCTAAATGTAAATGAACCTGTATTCGCAACAGGATTTAGTTCTGGAATTGTGCCTTATACAGATACTCAAGGTCTTTGGAATTTAGAAGCTCAGAATAAAACATTTAGTGCTATTGGAAATGTAACTTACACCTTATCTGGCGGTAAAGATTATGGTGTTGATAAGGGAATGAATGCAACTCTGGGAGATCTATTTAATTCTTATATTTTATTCTCAAATAGAGATGAGATTGCTGTAGATTATTTGATTATGGGACCAGGACTTGGAAACAAGTTTGAATCTCAAGCAAAAGCAAGTCATTTAATCTCTATTGCAAATGGAAGAAAAGATTGTATTGCAGTAATTTCTCCACATAGAGCAGATGTGATAGATATTACTAATTCTGATGTACAAACTGATAATATTCTAGAATTTTTCTCTCCACTTCCATCTTCATCATATGCAGTCTTTGATAGTGGATATAAGTACACATATGATAGATTTAATAACAAATTCCGTTATATTCCTTGTAATGCTGACGTTGCAGGATTAATGGTCCGTACAGGTATATTTTCTTATCCTTGGTTCTCTCCAGCAGGACAACAAAGAGGTATTCTTAATAATGCAATAAAACTTGCATATAATCCAAATAAAGCACAAAGAGACCAACTTTATCCATTGAGAGTTAATTCAATCATAAATCAACCTGGAATTGGTATTCTTCTTTATGGTGATAAGACTGCTCTTGGATATGCTTCTGCTTTTGATAGAATTAACGTTCGTAGATTATTCCTTACTGTAGAGCAGGCACTAGAAAGAACTGCTCAAGCACAATTGTTTGAATTGAATGATGAAATTACTAGAGCAAACTTTGTAAATATTGTCGAACCTTATCTACGTGATGTTCAAGCAAAGAGAGGTCTCTATGGGTTCTTTGTAAAATGTGATGAAACTAATAATACTCCTGACGTTATTGATAATAATGAATTCAGAGCTGACATTTTCCTAAAACCAGCTAAGTCTATTAACTATGTGACTCTTACTTTTGTTGCCACCAGAACTGGCGTTTCTTTTGAAGAAGTAGTTGGAACTGTTTGATTTTCATAAATTAATTACAAAGGAGGAATTCTAAAATGGCAACACTAAAAAGTCTTTCACAATTTAAATCTAAATTAATTGGAGGTGGTGCTCGTCCCAACCTTTTTGAGGTTTCTATACCAAGTTTTCCAGCAGGAGTATCTAATCCTCAAGGGGTAGGTGGTGCTTTTGATGCAGAAAATTTTACTTTCTTATGTAAGGCAGCAGCACTTCCAGCATCAAATATAGCACCAATTGAGGTTCCTTTTAGAGGACGCACTCTAAAAGTTGCTGGCGATAGAACATTTGATGTTTGGACTGTAACAGTAATAAATGATGAAAACTTCTCACATAGAAGAGCTTTTGAATACTGGATGCAAAGCATTGGACAATATTCAGATCATAGTGGTTTGACTGAACCTAATTCTTATATGACAGATGCTACTGTTCTTCAATTAGGAAGAGCTGCAGTTGGTAGGGAAACTGGTACTGGTACTGGTGGAAATGCTAATGTACTAGCACAGTATAAATTTAAAGATATTTTTCCCACTAATATTTCTGCAATTGATTTATCATATGATACTTCAGATACAATTGAAGAGTTTACTGTTGAGTTCCAAGTTCAGTTCTGGTATCCAGAGCAGGCAGGAAGTAATTCAGCGCAAGGATAATAAATAGATAAGAATCTAGAGTTTAGTTAAATTATGGCAAAATTATTTGGTTTTTCTATTGAAGATAATGATAAGATAAATCCTTCTATAGTTTCCCCCGTTCCTCAAAATGATGAGGACGGGGTTGATTACTATCTAACTAGTGGATTTTTTGGATCTTATGTTGATATTGAAGGTGTATATAGGACTGAATTTGATTTAATTAAAAGATACAGAGAGATGGCACTTCATCCAGAAGTTGACAGCGCCATTGAAGATATTGTTAATGAAGCAATTGTTTCAGATCAAAATGACTCTCCTGTTCAAATAGAATTATCAAATTTAAATGCTAGTGATTCATTAAAGAAAAAAATAAGAGAAGAATTTAAATCTATTTTAGAATTAATGGATTTTGATAGAAAATGTCACGAAATTTATAGAAATTGGTACGTTGATGGTAGACTTTTTTATCATAAAGTAATTGATCTAAAGAAACCACAAGAAGGAATACAAGAATTAAGATATATTGATGCCTTAAAAATTAGATATGTAAGGCAGCAAAAAAATACAAAAAAAGAACAATCTAATGTATATGTGAAAAATGATGATAATCCAATGGATTATATTTTTCCTGAAATAGAAGAATATTTCATTTATAATCCTAAAGGAAATTTTCAAAACTCAACAGGACTAAGTGATCTTAGTGGAAGTGCTGCTAGTCGTGGAATAAAAATGTCCAAAGACTCTATCACATATTGCACTTCAGGACTAGTTGATAGAAATAAAAATACTATTTTATCATATCTTCATAAATCTATTAAATCCCTTAATCAACTTCGTATGATTGAGGATTCTTTGGTAATCTATAGATTATCAAGAGCACCTGAACGTAGAATATTTTATATTGATGTAGGTAATCTACCTAAAGTTAAGGCAGAGCAGTATCTTCGTGATGTAATGATGCGTTATAGAAACAAACTTGTATATGATGCTTCTACTGGAGAAATTCGTGACGATAAAAAGTTTATGAGTATGCTTGAGGATTTCTGGTTGCCTCGTAGAGAAGGTGGAAGAGGTACAGAAATTTCTACTCTTCCTGGTGGTCAAAATTTGGGAGAAATTACTGACATAGAATATTTTAAACAAAAACTCTATAGAGCACTAAATGTACCTCCTTCCAGGATGGATGGAGAAGGTGGATTTAATCTTGGTAGATCTTCTGAAATTTTAAGAGATGAGCTTAAATTCACTAAGTTTGTCGGAAGATTAAGAAAAAGATTTTCTGGAGTTTTTTATGATCTTTTAAGAACACAACTAATTCTTAAAAATGTAATCACCCCAGAAGATTGGAAAGAAATGTCTGAACATATTCAGTTCGATTTCTTATACGATAATCATTTTTCAGAATTAAAAAATGCTGAATTACTAACTGAAAGACTAAACATTGCTGCTACAGCAGAACCTTATATTGGAAAGTATTTTTCTCAAGATTATGTTAGAAGAAATATACTAAAACAAACTGACGAGGAAATAATCGAACAAGACAAATTGATCAAGAAAGAAATAGAAACCGGAGTTATTCCAGATCCAAATATGCCAGTTGATCCAGAAACTGGAATGCCAATGGATATGTCTCCAGTTCCCGGTAATAACATAGAAGGACAATCTGGAAAGGTTCCAATAGAACCAGAAATGAATACAAAACCATTAAATTTACCCAAAGGAGGAGAGATCTAAATAATATTATAGTTAATTTTTAAATACTATGGACGAATTAATGGATATGATTGTTTCAGATGAATCTCCATCACAAATTAGTGATAAAATAAAGGATATTTTATTTACTAAAGCTTCAGACAGAATTGATTCTCTTAGACCTGCAGTGGCTTCTTCTTTATTCAACACCGAAATAGAGGAAGAGACTGAGTAAAATGAAATCCTTTAAGAAATTTATTTCCGAATCAGTTAATGTAACCGGAAATTTTACAGGAAATGTTTATATTAATTCTCAACCAGAAGTGCAGCAAGTTGGTGAAGAATATGTTGTAGATGTAATGTGGCAAGGAAATCTTTACAGAATGGAACTTGTCACAAAAGATGGTATTCCTTCTAAAAGAGATTTAGGTGAACAACTTCAAGGTGAATATCCAGGTGCAATTGTTCACCAAATTTATCCAGCTGAAGAAAAAAATTATAACATTATAAAAACAAAAAGATATCACCCCTCAAAATTAGAATGGATTGATTGATAATGGCTCAATGGAATATAACTACTCAAGATTATTTAAATCAAGAAAGAAGTTTATTCGAAGTTAATAATATTGCAACAAGAGATGGGCAACAAGTTACAATTGATAATCCCTTCCCAGTTACTCTTCCTCCAATAGCAACTGATGCATTTGGTAGGCAAAGAATTTCCACCCCACTTACGCTTTTTGATTCATCTCACAGATACAGAGATAATAATCTTTGGAATAGTTTAGTTGTTGGTACTGGTTCCACAGTTGGATTCGTAACCTCACAAGGTTTAGTTAATATTGGAATTGGAACAACGAACGGATGTTCAGTCGTCAGAGAAACTACAAAAGTATTTTCATATCAACCTGGAAAATCATTACAAGTATTGAATACATTTATAATGAATCCAGCAAAAGAAAATCTTCGTCAAAGAGTAGGATATTTTGGTGCAGATAATGGAATGTATCTGGAACTTGATGGAAGTAATTTGTATTTCGTAGAGAGAACTTATGTTCCAGGAATTACAACGGAAACAAGAGTATCTCAAGAAAACTGGAATATTGACACTATGCTTGGTGCTGATTATCTAAATCCATCTGGGGTTACATTAGATATCAGTAAAGCGCAGATTATGTGGATAGATATTGAATGGTTGGGACTTGGAACTGTAAGGTTGGGATTTGTAATTAATGGCAAGTTCATTCACTGCCACTCATTTCATCACGCAAATCTTATCAATACAACTTATATTACAACAGCATCATTGCCTTTAAGGTGTGAGATTTTCAATACTGGAATTACAACCACTTCAAGTACACTTAAACAAGTTTGCTCTACTGTAATTTCAGAAGGTGGTTATGAACTTCGCGGATTGCAGCAAGCAGCAGGAACGCCAATTACAACACCAGTTGACTTAGCAACCGCAGGAACTTATTACACAGTTTTATCAATCCGCCTCAAAAAAACTCCAAATAGATTAGATGCAATTGTAATTCTAACTGCACTTTCAATTCTTGGCGTCACAAATAATTCAAATTATAATTGGCAGATAAGGGCAAGTGGAACATCTAATGGTGGAACTTGGATAGATGCTGGTGGCGATAGTGCTGTTGAATACAAGATTGATGGAGGAACTTTTACTGGAGGAAGAGTATTAGCATCTGGATATTTAAATGGTTCTGCTCAAGGTTCTACTCCAGTAGATATTCTTAAAGAAGCACTATTTAAATTTCAGTTAGAACGAGATGGATTAACTGAAACACCTTATGAACTTTCTCTTGTTGCTTCTTCTAATGTCGATGGTGCTGATATTCATGCATCTATGGACTGGGAAGAAATTAGTAGATAACGTTCTATTTTATAATCTAATTTAATTAAATAATAAATAACTAATAATAATCTTTCATAAAATGCAAAGAACAAAAATATTTGAATCTGAAGTTAATACTGGAGCATCTGCTGGTGCTGCTTCAAGTATTACTAATGCAACTTGTGTAAGACTTCATAATAGCACTTCAGGAATTGTTACTGTTGGAGTTTCTACTGTAGTTGGGGCAGCAACTACAATTTATTTTTCAATGCCAGGTAATTCAGTTGAATTTTTAGAAAAACTTCCAACTGATGTTATTTGGACATCAGCAGCAATTAAAGCGGCAAAAGTAGGATTTACTAACTAAAAAAATGAAACTAATTACAGAAGAAATAGAAAAGGTAGAAGTTCTCACTGAGGGAACTGGAAACAATAAAAAATTCTACATTAAAGGTGTTTTTCTTCAAAGTGAGTGTGTAAATCGTAATGGAAGAATGTATCCATTTTCAATTATGGAAAGGGAAGTGAAAAGATATAATGAAAACTATGTTCAAAGGGGTCGTGCTCTTGGTGAATTAGGTCATCCAGATGGACCAACAGTAAATCTCGATAGAGTTTCTCATAAAATTGTCGCTCTTGAGCAAAAAGGTAACAATTGGATTGGAAAGGCGCAAATTCTTTCTACTCCTATGGGAAAAATTGCAGAATCACTTCTTAAAGATGGAGTATGTCTTGGCGTATCTTCTCGTGGTATTGGTTCATTAAGAGAAAATAATAAAGGTTATAAGGAAGTTGGTGAAGATTTTATGTTAGCAACTGCTGCGGATATTGTTGCAGATCCTTCTGCTCCTGATGCTTTTGTCTCGGGAATTATGGAAGGTGTTGAGTGGGTTTGGAATAATGGTGTTCTTGAGCAAAAAGTATCAAGAATTCAAAAAAGAATTAATACTTTAGTTGATTCTAGAAAACTAGAAGAACATAAACTTTCATTGTTTAATGAGTTTTTAAATTCGTTGTAATTTCTTAAAACATAAATAAATATAGTTAATTTAAAAGGTTTAAACGGAGAGTTTCAAATGTCTCGTGGAAAAAATTTACAGGAAATGGAAGTAGGCACTAAGCAATCCAGAACTGCTGTTAACGCTAATTCTAAGCCAGCAGAACCAATGCATAAGCTTACTACAGGTATTCCTGATGGACAAACAGGAAATTGGGAAGATCTTGGAGGTCCTACTCCAGAAAACTATAAGTCCGATGATGATTCTGCAAAATTAAAAGATGCAGCATCAACTCTTAAGCAAGTTAAGGACGTAGTAAACAAAGGAGCAAAGGGTGCTGATTCTATGAAGGGCATCAAAAAAACTGATGCTGTAAAGGAAGAAGAAGAACTCGATGATGAAGAGTATATTGATGAAGAAAATCTTGAGGAAGATGATGAAATAATTTCTGAAGCAGAAAAAGAAGATGATGAAGATGAAGAAGATGATGATGAAGATGAAGATGAAGAAGATGATGAAGATAAAAAAATGAAAGAAGAGTATGACATCGAAGAAGATGTCAATGCCCTTCTTGAAGGCGAAGAACTCTCAGAAGAGTTCCAAGAAAAAGCAAGAATTATTTTTGAGTCTGCTCTCCGTAGTAAAGTATCAGAAATCAAAGAGTCCTTAGAGGCTCAATATGAAGAACGTTTAGTTGAAGAAGTTT